GTGATGGCAAACACCTCTCATCCCTCTTTTGCCCAGCCACTGCCTGTTTCCGACGACTACGACCCGCCGCCGCATCGACAGCCCGGGCTCGATCGTCCGCCGCTTCACCGAACGCTGCTCCCCGAGCATGAGCTGCGCGGCGGAGCAGCGCCGACCGGTGGCGTTCCGCCCGAGGTAGTGCAGCCGGCCGTGCCGACGCCTGCGAACGCAGGACAGCCTACTGCCGTGCCGGCGCCGCTGCTCGGGCAGGACCCCATCGCCGCAGAGATGCAGCGTCAGCAGGCGAGGCAGCAGCTGCCGGCGCCCGAGCGCGGCGGCGCGCCCGACTGGGTTCGCATGCCGGCGGGGCTCAAGATTCCGCGCGGTGCTCGGGTCGTGTTCATGAAGTTCAAAGCCGAGTGGACGGCGGCGCCCGAGCTCGGCGAGCGGCAGATCATCTGCTGGCCGATCAGCGTCGGCGACAAGAAACTCGCGCTCGGCCGCGCCATCGGCGACGGCAGTCGCGTGCTGGAAGAGCTCACAAAGTCGATGATTCGTGCGATCGACGGGCAGCTCGTGTCGTGGGATGGCGCTTCGACCGCGGGCAACGTCGACCTGTTCTGGCAACAAGTCGGCGAGAAGATCCGCGTGATGCTCGTGCAGATATACCTGCAGCTGCACACGCTCAACGACGCGGAGACCGTCGATTTTTTCTCCAATTGCGTCGCTGTCAGGACCGCCGGATAGACCACGACCGCGACGGTTGGCGGCTCGACCCGCTGGTCGTGCGCGAGCGGCTACGCAAACTCACCGGCTTTCACTACGACGCGCGCGACGCGAGCGTGCTCGTCGCGCAGTGCGGTCGCGTCAACGCGGCTGAGCTCGACCTCATCATCGACCGTGGGCTAGTTCGGCTCGCGCGCTACCTGCGGCAGCCGATCGGTGAGCTCGAGCAGCTGCCGCTGTGGCGTTACACGCGGTTCGTCGAGCTCATGGTCGAGCTCATCGAGGCCGAGAACGGGAAGCGCTCGAACGACGTGCTCGCGCTGCCGCTGCCCGACGACGAGGGCTAGGCTCTGCTCATGGCCGAAGAACGAGAAGTAAAAGCCAAGCTCACGCTCGACGACGGCGCGACGGCGACGATGGAGCGCATCAAGGGCGGCTTCACGCAGCTCGAAGGGACGCGGCAAGCGGCGCAGCGCGGGCTCGGCTTCATGTCGAATTCGCTTTCGACGCTCGCCGGCGTTCACTTCCCGTCTGCGATTCGCGGGGCTACCAACTTCGCGAGCTCGTTCATCACCGCCGCGTCGGGCGGGCAGGAGTTCGACGCGAGCATCGCGTCGATGATCTCGACGGTGCAGCAGATACCGTTCGAGGAAGCGATGGATCGAGCGGGCCGCTACGCCGACGAGCTCGATCGCTTGTCGGTGCGGCACGGTGTTGCGACCGACCAGATCGAAGGTGCGTTCGGTCGCCTGCTTGCGATTCAGGATGCGACCGCAGAAGGCGTGTTCGACGCGCGCATGCAGATCGATCAGCTGACGGCCATCTCCGGCAAGATGAAGCTGCCGCTCGAGGCGGTGTCGCAGGAGTTCGGCTTCATGAGCGAGGGCGTGCTCAAGACTCGCGGTCGCCTGTTCCAGCTGCTGCAGTCGACGGGCGTGTTCGGCGCCGACACGAAGAACATCGCGAAGGGCTGGGCCGAGCTCACCGACGAGAAGCGCCTCGCAATCCTCACCGACGGCCTGACGCGCGCGACGACGCAGCTCGGCAAGGCGCCGCCGACGTTCAATCAGCTGCGGCAGTCGCTCGCGAACATCGTCGACATCAGCAAAGAGAAGCTTGGCGAGCCGTTCATCGAGGCGCTGATGCCGCAGCTGCAGCGCCTCGTCACGTTCCTCGGTGACAACGAGATGGCGATCGAGCAATTCGCGAAAACGATGGCCGTCGACGTCGGCAGGTGGGTCGAGCAAGCCGCCGACGAGATCGAAAACGGGTTCAAGTTCCTGCGCGACCACGGTGCTGAGTTGCGCGAGGACATCGTCGCCGCGTTCGAGACGGGCCGCGAAGTCATTCAGTTCGCGCTCGCGCACAAAGAAGAGCTCGCGCTCGCGTTCGGTGCCAACGCGGTCGCGCGCAGCGGGCTCGGCCAAGCCGCGGGCAGCGTGGTCGGCGCGGTCGCGCGCGCGGGCGCCGGCGGTACCGCGGTCGGCGCCGCGCAGCTCGCTGGGTTCGCCGGCGGCGCCGCCGCGCTCGGCGCGTTTGGGCTCGCGCTCGGCGGCGCGACGGCGGCGGTGCTGGCGTTCAAAGACGCGAGCGCGTCGCGCACGTTCGATAGCGAACGCGAGCTCGACCTCGAGGCGAAGCGAGCCGCGCTCGCGAAGATCGGAACGGAGGGGCCGCAGTTCGGCGACCGCACGACGGGCGCGCAGCAGATCGAGTTCATCGAGCGGATGGAACGCGAGGCCACGATGCTCGCAGCGAAGGAAGGCGAGAGCGTCGAGAACATCGCCGCTCTCGCGCGCTCACTGCGCGAGCAGCAGAGCGTCGCCAACGAGCTCAGCGCGGTAGCTGCAGAGACGGCAGAGCGGCTGCGCTCGAGCAGCCTGAGCATGGCCGAGCAGGACATCGCAGCGGCGATGGCTGCGGGCACTTCGCTCGGCACGATGTTTCAGCAAGCAGCGGCGTCGAACAACGTCGGACTGCAGCGCTATATGGCGTCGCTGTTTGTCGGGTCGAAGCAGTTGCAGGACGCATTCTTGGTGTCGGGCGTGATGACGGCCGACGCGTTCACCGCGCTCGCCGAGCTCGTCGGCGACAAGGCGGGGGACTTCGCCGACAAGTTGCGGCAGAAGGCGGGAATCACGGCAGGGAAAGCAGCGCCGGACAAACCGCTCGTGCAGTTCAACGGCGGGCAGACGTTCAAGGTTCAGCAGGACTTTCGCGACGAGGACCCCGATCGCATCGCGTTGCTGTTCCAGCGTGGGATTCTGTCGTCCGCCGAGCGTCGGCTGCAGGCTTCGACGTCGTCACCGTTCGGCTTCTGAGCTAGTCCTAGCGCGATGACGATGCCCATCCTCCCCGGTCTCGCCGGCACCGCCGTTCCCGCCGGGTCTCTGACCGACGTACTCGACGCGCTCGCCCCCGACCAGATCGCCGAGCTCGTCGCTGAGGCCGCGGGTTCCTCTGACCCCGACGCTGACCCCGTCGAGGGCGGCGAGGACGACACCGACGGCGAGGCCGAGGAGGAGGGCGAGCTCAGCGACGAAGAAGTCGAGGCGCGCGCGACTGAGCTCGGCGACGCGGGCGAGCTCGAGGCGATCACGACGTGGAGCGAGCGCGCCATCGAATCGCTCAACGCCGCGCGCGAGCAGCTCGCTGAGATGCACACAACGGCCGAGGCAGAAGCCGAGCGTGGCGCTGACCCCGACGCCATCGAGGCGCTGCTCGACCGCGCCGACGAGCTGGTCGAGCAGGCCGTCGAAGCCGACGACGAGGCGGCTGCAGCGGCGAAGAGCGAGGACGCGAAGGCGTGCGCCGAGGCCGCACTCCGCGTGCACCGCTTCGCGCGGGCGATGCGCGCTCTTATCCAAGAGGCGCAGCCGTACACCGAGACGACGACGACCGACGAAGCGACCGCCGCCGACGAGCCGGCGGTGAAGCTCTGGGCAGAGCGCACGAAGCTCGATGCCGGGTTCTGATCCTCGGGTTTGGAATCGCGCGGTTCCATACGGGGCGCGCTAGCCTGAGCGCGTGGCCGCGTCGACGCTGACGATCGAAGAGCTCACGGGCAAGAAACGTCGGCTCGTGCTCAAGGGCTCTGGCCTGCCGCGGCAGGGTGCGGGTTGGGCGTCACGCACGGTCGTTGCGACGCGCTGGAACCCGGGCAACCCCGACGCCACGCAGCACGTGCTGTCGCCGCAGGAGATGCCGAGCGATTGGCAGGGCGAATGGAACACGAATCGTCTCGTCGTTGCGCCGTGCGAGTTCATCGACTCCGGCGGTCTGCACGAGGTTGCGCTCGCGTATCAGCTCGCCGAGGCGCTTGATTCCATCCGACTCGGCGGGCAGCTCCTGCGCGTGACGTGGATCAACACCGCGACGCGGTTCAGCAGTGCCGGTCGCATCTCCTCGCGCGATGAGCTGCGGATCACGCGCGTCGGCAGGATCACAGAGTTCGAGCCGCGTTACCGCACGCTCGACGACGTGCAGTGGTCGGTGACGTTCGAGTGGTCGGGCCGCGGGCTCGCGCTCGCGCCGACGTTGGAGTTCCGCGGCGAAGACCTCATCGCCGCGGCGCGCACCGCGATGGCCGCGCTCGACGGCGCGGTGCGCGCGGTGTTCGTCGAGGAATTCCTAAAGCGCCGGACGGTCGACAGCATCTCGACGTTTTCGCTCGGCTCGCTTGAGTCGATGGCAACTGCGCCGCTCGCGATCGTCGAGTCGTTCGGCCGCTCTGCGCAGCAGGTGACGAATCGGCTGAAGCACGTTGGCGACCTCGTGCTGCAGGTGCGCGACCTGCCCGCGGCGATCGCCGGGCACGTGCTCGACGTCGCGACGAACGCGGTGTCGGTGGCGAACCAATTCGTCGATGAGGCCGGACGCCGCGGACCCGAGCAGATGGCGAACACGAGCCGCGTGGCCGTGCTCGCGCGCACGGCGGCGTACTACGGGCGTGCGCAGACACAGGCTGAGCTCGTGTCGGCGTCGTCGCTCGCGCTTGCCAGGCAGGCACGGCAGCGCCGCGTTGCGGGGGCTACGCCGACGGGCAACGAGGCAGGGCCGAACGACGTGCTCGCGATCATCGTGCCGCGCGAGGGTGAGACGCTGCTGCAGATCGCGATGCGGTACTACGGCACCGATCTGTCGGCCGAGCTCGCGCGCGCGAACGGGCTGCCGGCGTACACGGTGTTGCCGCCCGAGCGGACCCCGATCATCGTGCCGGTGCGCACGGTGCTCGAGCAGCGCACGGCGGCGACGGCGTAACCCTCATGGCAGACGTTCCCTCCGGCTACTACCCATCGGCGCGCGTGCGGCTCATCGTGCGGCTCGAAGAGTTCGGCAGCGCCGCGGCGCCCGAACCGCCGCCGCGTCCGGCGACAGCTCGCGGCGGAAAGAAGAGCCTGTCGAAAGAGCGCCTGCGCGTGGTCGAAACGGAGGGCAGGCTGCTCCTGCTCGGGCCCGGCGACGATCCGACGTCGCTCGGTTCGCCGCAGGCGCAGCAGGGTTCGGTCGATGGCCTGACGCACGTGCTCGACGGCATCGTGCCGAGCTCGGCCGACCTTGGGCTCAACGGACTGCGCACGGCGGACACGCTCAAGCTCGAGCTCGACTACGCCGATCTACCGCTCGACCCGCGCACGGTGCGCGCGTGCGCGGTGCAATTCTTCCTCGGCTGCGTGTCGGCCGAGGACTATCAGCGCGGCGTGTCCGGCGAGGTGCGATCGGTGTCGCCGAGCTCCGGCGGCGTGCTCGTTGCGCGCAACGTCGTGCCGGACGAGTACACCGACGAGCGAGGACGCCCGCGTACCAACCTCAGGTTCGAGGGCTGGGTCGACGAGTGGGAAGTGCAGTGGCCTGAGAACGGCGAGCCGACGGTGTCGCTCGAGTGCACCGACAACACGCGATTGCTCATCGACCAGGAAGCGCCGGCGGGGCTCACGGTTCCCGTCGATCAGCCACTGCACCGCGCGTTCGCCGAGTACCTCTCCAATTTCCCGCAGTTCCGCGGGCTGTCGGTCGAGTACAGGCCTGCGGGCGTCGAACCGCCGGTGCTCAAGCAGGCGCTGCAGAGCACCAAGTTTCAGCCGAAGCTCGGGCCTTCGCCGAGTGGCGGCGCCGGCGGCGGCAAGCTCAAGGTGTGGGACTACTTCACCGACGTGGCTGGATCGGTTGGTCACGTCGTGCGCCTCGTCGGTTCGACGATCGTCGTGCAGCGCCCGCGCACGCTGCTCGACGATCGGCTGCCGACGCGCGACGACGATCCGTTCGACGGGCGCGTGCTGCCGGGCGGTGTCGAGGTGGTGCGCCGCCTGATGCTGTACGGTCGCAACGTGCTGCAGATGAGCTTGGGTCGGAAGTACGCCGGCGGACAGAGCGTGAACATCGAGGTGCGTTGCTACGACACCGCGCGAAAGAAGACGTTGATCGCGCGCTACCCGCAGAAGGGCGAGCGCGTGCGCAAGCTGCAGCCGGGTGACGCAGCGGAGGAGAAGTGGCGCGTCATCACGGTACACGGCGTGCGCGACGAGGCTGTGCTGCGGCTCGTCGCGCAAAGCGCTTACGAGCAGTGGAACCGAAACGAGATCACCGGTCGCGTCGTGACGAGAGACCTCGGCTCGTTCGGCGGCAGCAACCTCGACCCCGACCTGCTCGACGCGCTGCCGGGCGACCCGGTCGAGATCCGCGTGCTGCGTGACACCGAGTTCGGCAACACGACGCAGGAGACGGAGCTTGCCATCGCGACACGCGCCGCCGACTTGATGCGCGCGCTCGGCTACTCGCAGCGCTTCGCGATGAGCTATCAGTCGGTCGCAAGCAGCGTCGCGCTGCCGCACGTGTTCCGTCTGCGCACGCTGCGCATCGGGTGGAGCTCGAGCGATGGCATCGACCTCGACCTCGAGGTCGCCAACTACATCGCGGCGCGCAGCGATCGACAGCTGCCCGAAGGCGAGGAAGTCACGAGCTCGGGCGGTGCAGCGTCGCGCTCGACGGTCGCCGACGAGGTGCGCCGGTGAGCGTCACGCGAACGCGGCGTCGTTCGTTCGGCGGCATGCGCGCGTTCGATGCATCGAGCGCGGCCGAAGCGTTCTCCGGGCCCGGGCGCGACACGCGCACGTGGTGCTCGTACGGCATCGTTGCGGGCGACGGCGATCCGCCGGTCGAGTTCAACGAGGACGAGGGGCAGGTTTACGTTCGCGTTCGGCTCGAGCCGAGCAAGGTGCCCGTGTTCGCGCGCATCGCCGCGTCGATCGCGGGAGCCGGCGAGGGCGAGTACAACCCGTTCGTCGACGGCGACGAGGTCGTGCTGCTCTTGCCGAGCGGGCGCGAGGACAGCGGCGCCGTCATCGTCGGCCGGCTCAACAACGCGCTCGACCGGCTGCCGATGGAGAGCGTCGCGGGGCAGGACCCGAAGACGAACAGCTTCGCGTTCCGCAGGCAGCGGACCCCTTTCGTGCAGGAGCTCGCCGGCCCGGTCGTGTTCCGGAGCGCGGCGAGCGGCGCGCTGTTCATGCTCGCCGACGACGGCAGCGTGACGATCAAAGACGGCGAGAACGCGGCGCTGCAGATGAGCCCGGACGCATTCAGCGTGCAGGGGCCGAGCACGCCGGAGTCACCGCCGCGGTACCTGCTGCAGATCAACTACACCGAGAGCCGCGGCGTGCTGCAGATCGACGACGCGCAGATCCTGCTCAACGGCTCAGGCGCACCGTCGTTCGCCGGCGAGCTGTACGTGGCGGTGCCCGGCGCGGTGACCATCGCGATCGGCAACAACGTGCCGGTCGAGCACGTCGCGACGACGGAGTTTGTCGTCGGCGCGCTCACCAACATCCTCACGCAGATCGGCGTCGCTGCCGCCGCGCTTCCGGTTACCGCCGCGCACATCGGTACGGGCATCGCTGCGTGGCTCGCGACGGTCGCAAGTGGCGGCACGGTGTCGACCACGCTCACGCCGTTGGCCGCGACGTCGCTCGCTGCGGGGCTTCCGCTCGCTGCGCGGCTGCCGAAGCCGCCGCCATCGCCGACGGGCGTGCAGCTCACGCCGGGGCTCGGCGCGGTGCACTTCAAGACCGGCTAAGCTCGGGGCATGGGCACCGCGCCGCCGATCGATTACCCCGCGCCAGAGGCGCAGGGCGAAGCCGCGCTCGAGGCGTCGTTCGAGCCGAGCCCTTCGGGGCCGTTGCTTTGCGGGTTCGGCGTTCCGTTCTTCGCGCTGTCGCTGCGTCTGCCCTCATTCCAGTTCCCGCCGGCGGGCTTCCCGCCGCAGCTCTCGCTCGGCCTCGCGCTGCGCTGCGACCTGTCGCAACCGTTCGCCGCGAGCGCGTCGTTCGGCGGCGGGCGCGTCTCGAACGTCGACCCCGTCGACCCGTTCGACTCCGACTGAGCTACCCTCGCATGCGTGGCTCAGCCCATGCAGTTGCGGATCGATCAGGCAGGCCTGGCCGCAGGCACGCCCGGTCGATCACGCACCGACGGTTTGGCGACGGGCGCGCTCGTCACCCTGAGGAACACGGGCAGCGGCAGCACGACGCTCTTTCGCCTGCTGTGGGTTCCGCCCGGCGACACAACGGCCGTGGTGTCGCTCGTCGCGACGGGCGACCCGAAGGTGTGGACGTTCTCACCGACCGCTGCGCGTTACGGCTCGTACCTCATCGAGCTCATCGAGGATGAAGGGCGCTCGACGGAGCGGCGTGAGCAGCGCGTGTTCGTCGTGCGAACGCCGAACGGGCTCATCATCCCCGCGCTCAACGAGCTCGCCGACCCGCTCGCGTCGCTGCTCAATCAGAACGTCGCCGACTCGATCAACAACGCGACCGACTTCGTTGACGCGAACCTGAACGCAGTCGCGTATGCAGGTTGGTGGCGAGCGTGGGCCGAGATGGCGAACAACGTCGGCAGCTCGATCGGTCGGTTCGGCGTCGAAGCCGACACGGTCGCGTTTTATCCGCTCGATCGTTCGCTCGTCGACCTCGGTCCGAACGCGTATCACGCCGTTGCGACCGTGGGCATGGCGCGGTATTCGCCGATGGCGCCCGGCCTGTGGGGGCTGGACCGTATTCGTGCGAGCGGCGGAATCGACGTGGTGCGTACAACGGTCGGCGCGACGCCCGCACTGGTCATGCCTGGGGAATTGACGGTCGAATTCCTCTATCATCGATACGACAACGCTTCGTTAACTTCGCCGAGGATTCTTTACTTCGGTACGAATGTCACGGGTGCGGCGGCAAACAATATACAGTGGGAACTGCAGTTCCATTTAACTACGAACGACTTCGTTTGGAAACAGCAGAACGGAACCACTGTAGATGTCACGTATACGGTCAACGGGTTTTTGCCCGGTTGGGGCGTGACGCACGTGGCAGCCACACGCACGGCCGGGCAGGTAGTTCAGCTTTATCTAGACGGTTTGCCGTGCGGAGCACCATCTGCACCGTTAGCCGCACCGACCGGCGGCGCTAACGGTTGGCTAAATTTCATCAGCAATCAAGTCCCGATAAGTATGATTAGTCAGGTTCGCATTTCGAACACGGCGCACAGCGCCGCCAAGATCCTCGCCGATCGCAACGCGACGCTCGGCCGACTCTTCGGCAGGGTAGGCTAACAGCATGTCGCTGCAGACCCTGGTCAACCTGCAAACGCGCGCCGCGCAGATTCGCGACGCGACGACCAACGCGTCGAACACCGCGACGCTCGTCGGATCTCTGTTCCTCGACATCGCCGACTCGCTTCTACACCGCACGGTGAGCGCGTCGGGTCGCGTGCTCGGGCGTTTCAGCTCGGGCGCGGGCGTGGTCGAGGAAGGTAACTCGGCGACGGTCACGGCGTTTTTGTCGGTGTTCACCGACCTGCTGCAGGGCGTCGTGCCGGCGAGCGGTGGCGGCACTTCCAATTTCCTGCGTGCTGACGGCGCGTGGGCAGAGCCGCCGAGCGGCGGGGGCGGGGGCGGGCCGGCGCTGGACAACGACACGCCGAACGCGGTGGCCACGTCCGGCTCGGCCGGTGTCGACGTCACGGCTGCGCGCGGCGACCACGTGCACGCGCACGGCGACCTGCCGGGCGGTTCGTTGCACGCGGTGGTCGTAGCTGGCGGCGACGCCGGCTTCATGACGGGCACGGACAAAAACAAGCTGAACGGCGTAGCTGCGAACGCGAGCGCGAACGCGCAGAGCGGAACGCCCGCGGCGATCGTGAGCTCGGGCGCGACCGTCGGCGTTGCGACGACGGCAGCGCCGAGCGACCACACGCACGACCACGGCAACCTCGGCGGCGGCTCGCAGCACTTGGCTGCGACGACCTCGACCGCGGGGTTCATGTCGGCCGCGGACAAAACGAAGCTCGACGGCGTCGCCGCGAACGCGGCCGCGGTGTCGAACGTCAACCCGGTGGCGCCGGCAGAGACGGCTGCGCCGGGCGTTTCGTCGACCGCGTCGCGCGCCGACCACGTGCATCCGATGCCGACGCGGCTTGCCGCGCGCGGGCAGGAGAACGTCGAAGTCGATCTGTGGCCGCCGGTGCAGGTGCGGCAGAGCGTCGTCAACGGCGGCACGCTCACGGCCGACTACTCGCTCTCGGTCGTCGGCAAACGGTACACGGTCACGGCCGACGTTTGGGTCGATGATGGTGCAGGCGCGTGCTTGTTCATCAAGGCGGTGACGGTGCGCGCGCACAACATCTCGGGCACGCCGATCATCGTGTTGAGCTCGACCGTCGATGAATTCGGCGCAGGCTTCTCAGTCGTGCCGTCTGTATCGGGCACCGATGTGCGGTTCACGATCACCAATTCGAGCGGTTCGACGGCACTGATTAACGGTGTCGTCGGCGCGATCGTGTTGGACAAGCCGTGATGTTCGAGAGCACGCGACTCGTCGCGCTCGTGGATCCTGCCGAGCGATTCCTGCGCGAAGAGCGCGCGCGGCGCTTCGCGCGTGAGCAGCGATTCGTTGAAGCGCTCGCCGAGCTCGAGCGAATCGAGCACATACGGCGCGAAGCGTGGGGGCCGCCGCCGTTCGGTCCGTGGTCGACTCGCATGTGGGCGCGCCGACGCCCGCCGTCCGGACCGGCAACGCCGCTGACCATCTTCGTGAGCGGCACCGTGAACCTCTGGCTGCGCGCTGACCTCGGGGTCACGCACGCGGGCGGGTTCGTCTCGCAGTGGGTCGGGCAGGAGCCCGGTGCGAACGTGTTCTCACAGAGCGGGCCGAGCTCGCAGCCTGCTTACGATGCGACGGGCGGCGCGGGCGGTAAGCCTTCGATCAACTTCGACGGCAGCGACGATCTGATGACTACGCCGGGTACGACGCTCGCTTTCCCCATCACGAGCAGCGCGCCGCGGTTCTACTGCGGGGTGATGGCGCGTGCCTCGCACGTCGCCGGCCGTGTCTTTTGGGGCGGTAACACGAGCACGCGGCATTCGCTCAACACGGGCACGGCAGCGAACACCGTGAGATTCGCGAACCTCGTCGGCACCGAGTCGCTGATGACTCCCGGCGTCTTCTATGAGTACGAGATATTTGCCTCGAACAACGCGGCGAGCGATTACATCAAAGTCGGCGCGAGCGTCCTCTCAGGAATCGCGATCAATTCGGCTGCCATCACTGCCGGTGCGCTCGCGCTCGGTGCTCTCAACACCGCGGCTTCGTTCGGTACGCCGCGCATCTGTGAGAAGGTCGTCCTTTCGTACAACCCCGTGACGGAGATTACTGCATATAGGGCTTACACTGCGGCGCATTTTGGCGTTTCCTAAGCTCTGAAAGGTAGGTCAGTCATGGGAGTCTATAGGTGGTTTCGCAGCGCGAATCAGGCGCAGGTCGAGCGATGCTTCTCGCTCATCAACAAGGGGTTCGGCATGTTCCAGCCGGGCGTTGACCTGTTCACGGCGGTGAGGTTCCGCATGGACGAGGAAGGCGAGCCGACGACGCCGGCGCTGTACGGTACCCCGGTCGGGGCAGGCGGCATCGCCGGCAACAACCGCGGGGCCGCGCTGGTCGAGCAGGTCCGGGCGAGCGTCATCTCGGGCGACAACTCGACGCTGACCGTCGCCGAGCAGGGCGAGCTCCTGCTGTTCTTCCAGGCCGACGCCGACATCGACGACGCGTGGTTCTACGACCTCGCGTCCCCGGATTACGGCCTGCCGTGAGCTCTGCCGGCGGGGGCGGTCGCGCGCGTGTTAAGTAACCGCCGTGACCGCCTCCCGCCGGATCCACTTTTCGACACGCGAGCAGCTGCTCAGCCCGGACTTCAACCGCTTGCAGACGCTGCTCGCGGGCGACCGCGACAGCCTGCTGCGAGCGCTGTACAACGATCAGCGATGGGGCTTTCACCGCGCCCCCGGGTTCTCGTCGATCCGCGGCGCTGTCGAAACGCCCATCGCGGCGGACGTGTTCGCTGGGCTGATGGTGCGACCCGACAATGCGACGAGCCTCACGATCGACCCGGGCGTCGTCGCGTTCTGGCGCGGTACTGGCGCGGGCCCGCTCGGCGCTGAGGATTCCCCGTATGCGCTCTGCGTGTCGCCGGGGCTGCCGACGCTCGGCGTGCTCACGTTCACCGCGAACGCGGGCGGTGGCACGCGGCTCGACGTCATCGAGTGCCGGCCGCTCGACACGGTAACGGAGAGCGGCAACCGCAACATCTTCGACACCTCGACCGGGCTCTTCGCGCCGGCACTCGTGGACAAGGTGAAGTCCACGACGCTTGAATTTCGCATCCGCGTCGGCACGTCGGGCGGTGGTTTCCCCGGTGTCGTGTCGGGCTGGCTGCCGCTCGCGGTGTGCTGCGTGCAGGTCGGCGCTTCCAACTTCTCGCAGTGCGACTTCTGGGATGTGCGTCCGCTGGTCGACGAACGGATGCCGCGCACCGACCCATTCACGACCGAGGATTTCCTCGACCAGGAAGCTCGGATCGATCGCTGCGAATACTCGGTGATGGAAGGCACCGGCGCGAACCGCTTTCTGCAGGGCTACAGCGATGCGACTTTCAACGGCTACTTCGCCGGCGGCGACTTGCTGCGTTCAAGCGCGAGCTCGCTCGCGGCGTTCGGATCGTCGGCGGGGCCCGACGGCGGCGAGTCTCTGCTGCACGTCAACTCCGTGCAGAATCAAGCCGACGGCTTCACTTTCCCGGGTGCGAAGTCCGTCTATTACATCGCGGCGCTGTTCCCGCACGGGCTGCCTCGCTGGGTTCGATACGGGCAGGTCGTCAACCCCGCGTTCGGCGTGCGCACACCGCGCGGGCCGCGTGGGATCCTGACGGTCACGCGGCAAACGCCGTTCGCCGGCGGCTACTACGACGGCGTGCCGGCACCTGCGATGTGCGGGTTTACCGGTGGGCATCGCGGCGTCGCGCTCGGAATCCAAAGCATCGAGACGGCGGCGTTCCGACCGGGTATTGCGAATGGTCGCTGGCACTACAACGGGCACCAAGTACCAAGCGATCTGAACCTCGCGCCGTCGGCGCAAACGACGGCTTCGCTCACGTTCACGCTGCCCGACGGCGTCATCGTTCCGGTCGCCGCGAGCGAGATCATCGTGAGCATCTCAGCTCTCACCGTAACTGCTGCTTCCGATCAGCCGATGGCAATCTCGGCGCATCTCATGGACGCGGCGTCATCGACGATCACGGTGGCCGCGCTGATGCAGACATCGCATTGGGTTTACTCGTCGGGCAACTCCGTGCAGACACCGATGTTCGTCGTGCCGTTACGCTCACGCAACGGTCATCTCGCGAACAGCCGCTCGTCGATCCGTCTGCAGGCTCTGTTCAACAGCGCGACGGGGCTCGGCACTTCGTTCATGTCCGTTCACGGATGGAAGCTCGGATGATCGCAACCTACGTCGAAGACAAACTCACGCCGGTGCCCGTCGACGACATGTTGCGGATCGTCGGCGACGTGCTGCCGGCCTACATCCCGGGCGCGCGCGACAAGGTGCGTGCGCTCGTGCTCGCGAAGATGGCGCTGGAAACAGCTCGCTTCGTGAAGGTGCACCGCTTCAACCTCGGAAACCAGAAGTGCACGCCGACGATGGGCGGTCAGTTCACGTGTTTCACGTGCGACGAGATCATCCAAGGCAAGCGCATCGTGTTCAGACCCGACACGCCGCACAACCCGAAAGACCCGCTCGGCCTCCCCGATGCTCGGTTCCCGCCGCCGACGGTTCCGCCCGGCAATCCGCAGTCGAGGTTTCGCGCGTTCGCTAACGCGTACGACGGCGTTTATCAATACTTCGATCTGCTCAGCAACTTGAAGCGCTATCGCGCGAGCTGGATAGCGCTCGCGAGCGGCGACGCTGCCGTGTTCATCGGAGCGCTCGCGAGCGCGGGCTACTTCACGGCGGATCGCAACAAGTACCTCAAAGCGGTCGTGTCGCTGCAGGCCGAATTCGAGCGCCGCATCGCAGGCGCGACGCCGGTGCAGCAGCTGCGCGACCCCGAGCTCGAGCGCCTGTTCGAGCGCGCGCTCGCCGCGCAGTTCTCGCTCGACGAGCTGTTGCGCGAGACTCCGCCGAGCGACGATCCCGGGGGCCTCGTCGCGTGACGATGGGCGGCGCTGGCGTCGGGCCGTTTGGCTCGATGCCTGCGGGCTCGGCGTTCGGCGTGTTCGCCGAGACGTTCCTCATCCGCGCGCTCGCTGTGCGCGAGAACGTCGTGCGGCTCGAGTTTTCCGCGCCGGTCTACATGTCGAACGTACTCGACCCAGGTGATGCGTCGTGGCGCGGGCGGTACGCGCTCTCACCGGTGGCGGGCAGCGTTGACGCGCGGGGTGAGCCGGCGCGAGCGGTGGCGGCGGCGCGCGCCGTGGTCGCCGACGACAGCGATGGCCGACTCGTCGACGTGTACCTCGACCGCTCGCTCAGCAGCTACCCGTCGCGTTACGTGGTGTCGGCGACGGGGCTCGTTGACCTCGAATCGGGCGACCCGATCCCGCTCATGGTGCGCGAGTTCGACGGCGTGCGGGCGCCGCGGCAGGCGCCGCTGCCCGAGCTCGCTGTGCTCTCGCGTGACGTCGCCAACCCGCAGCAGCGTACCGACGTGCCGGGCGCCGTGGTGCTCGGCTCTTACGTGGTGGACGAGGGCGGCGACCTCGCGTTCGACCAGGGCCTCGCGAGCTACGAGAAGCGCGTGCTGCGCCGGCTGTCGACGCCGCGCGGGCGGTACGCGCATCTGCCTGGTTACGGCGTGCTTCTGGTCGAGTCGGTGAAAGGCCTCGCGCGCGAGAGCGAGCTCGCGCGGCTCGCGAGCGACGCCGAGCAACAGGTGCGGCTCGAGCCCGACACGCTGCGCGCCACGGTCACGGCCGAGCGCCGCGGCGAGATGATCGTGTTTGTCGTGCGCGCAACGACGTCCGGGGGCCGTGACGTGGCTCTCGCCGCGCCTTCCCCGCCGGCGCGCTGAGCTACGCTGCCGGGCATGGAGATCCTCTCCAGGCTCGCGCTGTACGAGATCGGCAGGCAGTACGTGCTCGCTCGAGCGCGGCGCATCGATCCCGCGAAGGTCGACGTCGAGGGCAGCGACATCAACCTGTTCATCGGATCGCAGAGTTTCGTTGCTGCCGCGGTGTCGCGGCAGCTCGCCGATCGCATGGCGGCGCAGTTCCTGGACGGCTGCGAGAGCGACGACGACCTCGACCGCTGGGCGTTCGATCGGTTCGGCGGCGAGCTGCCGCGCAAGGGCGCGTCACCAGCGCTCGTGCCGGTCGTGTTCACGCGGCGCTCGAACGCGGCAGGCGCGGGTTCGATCACGGCAGGGACGAAGCTCACGACGATCGGGGGCATCGAGTATTTCACGCTGCAGACGGCGGCGCTCACCGCGAACGGTTCGGCATCCGACCTCATCGCGACGGTCGAAGCGCGCTCGGCGCAGGCCGGCAAAGACCAGCAAGTCGGCGCGAACGCGATCCGACGGTTCGCTCGGCCCGACCTGCTGTTCGACCCCACGATCGAGGTCAACAACCCCGAGCCGGCGGCGGGCGGCGAGGACGCTGAGACGCGCGACGTGTTTCGTGAGCGGCTTCGCGCGGGGCACTTGGCGCGCCGGCGCGGGATTCTCGCGGCGATCGAGACGGGCGCGCGCGCGGTGCCGGGCGTTGAGAGCGCGCTCGCGATCGAGGAAGTTGAGCAGGATGCGACGCCGGCGCGCGTGGTGCGCCTGCTGATCGCCGACTCCTCGGGCGTCGCGTCGCGCGTGCTCGCCGAGCGCGTGCGCGTGAAGCTGCTCGAATACCGCTGCGGCGGCATCGCGGTCGTGATCGATCTGTCGGTGCCGCAGATGGTCGACCTCGTCGTGCGCCCGACGTTCCTCGCGGGCATCGATGCGCCGGCGCTGCGCGAGCGCGTGCGCGCCGCGCTCGTGTCATTCGTCAACAGCCTGGGCGCGGGGCAGCCGCTCTTGCGCAACGACGTCGGCGCGGTGTTCGCGCGCTTCCGCGCTGAAGGCCTCGTGCCGGTCGACGGCACGCTCGAGCAGCCGATCGGTGACATCGTGCCGGCGGCGGGCCGCACGCTGCGCACGACGCTCGAGCGCGTGGTGTTCGTCTGATGCCGGGGCCGCTCACCGAGGCCGAGCTGCTTGCGCTGTGGCAGTCGGCCGTCGATGCCGGCTACGCCGAGCCGCTGCTCGCCGACGAGGTGAGCGCCGCGGTCATTCAGCAGGGGCTAGCGCAGCACGCGCGGGTTTCGCTCTCGATCGACCGGTCGACGCAGCAGCTGTTTCTGCTGCCGTGGTCGGGGCAGACGGACGAGCCTGCGGCTGGGGAGCAGCGCGCTGTGGTGCTGCTCGAGGCGACGCGCGCGCCGACGGCGGTCGTCGACGCGCTGCAGCCGATCGTGCTCGACGGCCTGGTCGTGGAGCACGATGCTGTCGACTTTGGCGGCGACGGCCCGGTGAGCGTCGACGACGGGCTGCGCTACGCCGCTGCTGAGTCGCTCGTGATTGGGCCGGGGCAGATGGGACCCGAGCTCGCGATGTTCGTCGCCGACAAGCCGGGCCCCTCGTACAACTTCCCCCTGCCGGGGACGCTTACCCGGTTGTCTCAGCCTGGTGAGACGCTCTCGAGCGGCGGCGCCGCGAGCTCGGCGATCGTGAGCGACCTTTCGACGAACGTGCTCGAGCTCGCGCCCGAGCCGGACGTACTCACGACGGCGCAGCGCGGGCAGTACGTGCTGCTCGAGTCGACCTCGCCAGCTTTTCGTCAGGTGCGCCGCGTCGTGAGCGTCGACGGTCTGGTCGTCCGCCTGGACACGGACGCCGTGCTGCGCGCTACAGGAGCCGTAACGGGCACGTTCGAGGCGGGCGAGGTGGTGACCTGGACGGGCGGCGAGGGCCTCGTGCTGTGGGCGTCGGCGACGCGCTTGGCGGTGGCGGTGCGCTCGGGGCAAGCGCCGACGGGCACGCTCACCGGCTTGGTAAGCGGTGCAACCGGGCCTTACCAGGTCGAGATCGGTTCGACGCTGCCGGCGAGCTCAGCAGTCACGTGGCGCGTGCTGTCGTGGGTCGAGCTCGGCGTCGCGGTCACGAACCCATCGAGCCCAGCGGGCGGCCGGCTCGGCGTGCTCGATGAGCTCGGCATCGGGATGATGTTGCCGCGCGCGACGGCAGAGCCGGACGACACGTACCGCGAGCGGCTCGCGGCGAGCGACGACGTCGTGTCACCGAACGCGCTGCTGCGCGCAGCGAACCGGGTGCTCGCGCCGCTCGGGTTCGCCGCGTGTCTGCGCGAGCCGGGCACCGCGAAGCTCCCCGGTCTGTACTTCGACGTCGATCCGGCAGGTGACCCGGCGCGGTCATTCGCGTTCGACATGCCGGACGAACAGCCGCACCGGTGGAAACTGCTGCTCGATTACCTCGAGTTTCGCGGCTTCTTTCTGATCGGCGTGCCCGAGATGCCTGTCGATCAGCAGGGCTCGGCGCTCGACGTGAACGCGCTCGATCACGACGCGTTCTTCGACGGCGAGAGCGTGGCGAGCGGCGAGGTATACGCGGCGGTGTGGTCGGCTCTCGCACGCGTAAAGGGCGGCGGCGTGTCGTTCGACCTGTACATCGAGCGCGACGACTGTACGTGAGCCGCTGCTACGCTTCGCGGCGCAACATGCCAGATCCGAAGGCGCCCCCTCCGCGCCGTGACCTCGCGCGCGAGCGCGACCCGGCTGCGCGCGCCGCTGCTTTGAGCCGCAACCCACGGCGGCAGAGCAGCGACGACCTCGACCGTCTGCACGCCGAAGAGCTTGCCGAGCAGCGACAGCGCGAGCTCATCGCCGAGAACATCGTGCTCGAGCGGCAGCGCGACGCCGAGCGCGAGCGCGTGCGCTCGCTCGAGCAGCAGATGCTCGAGCTCAAGGCACAGGTCGAAGCCGTCGACAAGAAGAGCTCGCTGCCCGCACCGCGCGACCCGTGGATCGTGCGTCTGCTGCCGTCCGTGCCGGCGGTCATCATCGCGGTGACCGGTCTCATCGTCGCCGTGCGCGCCGAGAACAAGCCGCCGCCGGTCGACCCGCGCAACCGCGCCGGTTACGAGCAGCTGAGCGCAGCCGTCGAGCAGAAGAGCCGCGAGCTCGCTGCGCTCTCGCGCGACCTCGCGAAGCTGCGACAGCACGAAGAGGAGCAGGCACGCGAGGAAGCGGCGCAGCTGCCGACGAAGCGGCGCGATCCTACAGCTGCGCCGACGGGTCCGAACCTACCGCCGCCGGTACCGCTCGCGCCGCCGAAGCCGCTCGAGCTCCCCGAGTTCGATGAGCTCGCGCCGAAGTCCGCGAAACCGTAAGCGGTTATCATCGCGCGTTTTGTATGTTGCAACTCGACGGGCTTCTGTCGTAACCTACCGGGGCGGTCGGGCGGGAAAGGTGAGGGAGCGAGCGAAGCGAGTGACCTTCACCGATGGACTTGGTGAGCACGTTTTCGAGCAACGAACGGTTACTCGGCTCGCTTCGCTCGCCTCGTAACGCGTCGTTGCTCGAAAACGTGCACGCGACGCCTGCGGCGCCGCAGCGTGCAGTCGATCCTTCCCCCATCGACGCGGGGTCGTAGACACTCCCCGTGTCCACGTACAAACCGAAACCCGGGGCCGCGCGGTTTGGAATCGCGCGATTGCATACGGGCGGGCATCATCGGCGACGTGAGGCCCAACATCGCTCGACCCAACACCGCGCGAGTGCTCATCGACAACCGCGTGCGCGTCGCGGCCGACGACTTGCCGCGCGTGGCTGCCGACGAGCTTTGCGGGAAGTTCATTCACCCGAACCCCGAGCACGCGACGTGGCTCAGGTTCCGGCGTGGGTACGAGCCGCGGTCGTTCGTTGCGACGTGGCGCCGCGAGAAGTGGGTTGAGCTCGACATGGGCGCGCTCGCCGGCAACTGGCTCACGTTCCCGCGCGGCGGGCTCAAGCGGGTGCTCGACCGGCTCGCGGCGCACGGCATCGCGCCGGACGTGCTCGACCGGCGCACGCTCGGCGAGAGCCGGCTTCGGGTCGAGCCGGGGCCGCTCGGCGAGCTCGCCGACGGGCAGCAGCTCAGGCCGCATCAGCTGCGGCTCGTGAGCGCGCTCGAGCGGCACGAGCAGCTTCTGTGGCGGTCGCCGACCGCGAGCGGCAAGACGGTCGCCGTGCTTGGCGCTGCCGCGCGGCTTGGCGTGCCGACGCTCGTCGTCGCGCCGACGTCCGCCATCTTCGACCAGTGGCTGCTCGCGACACGGAAGTTCCTCGGCATCGAGGCGGGCGTGATTCGCGGTGGCGTGCGGAACATCGGCCGCGTGACGATCGCGATGCAGCAGACGCTGTGGAAGTGCGCCGAGGAAGTTGCGCCGTATTTCGGGTTCGTCGCGTTCGACGAAGTGCAGCAAGCTGCAGCGCGCACGGTGCAGGAGACGGTTGATGCGTTCCCGGCGCGCTATCGGCTCGGCGTGTCGGACGACGAGCGTCGCGCGGACGAGCGCGAGTTTCTGACATACGACATGTTCGGCGAGCAGAGCGAGCGCGTCTCGCGCGACGAGCTCATCGCGTCGGGTGCGATCGTCGAGGTCGCGGTGCGTGTGGTGCCGACGTCGTTCGCCGCGCCTTGGTACACGACGCTCGACGAATCGAAGCTGCGCCTCAAAGACCGAGCGATTCTCGACAGCGTCGATCGCGCGCGCGCCGCAAGGCATCGCGCGAAGCTCATCGCGCAGCAGAAGTTCGAGCAGCGCCCGCAGCTCATCGCGAAGATGGCGAACGATGAGCAGCGCAACGAGCTCGTCGCGTGGTGCGCGCAGCAAGCGATCGCCGACGGCGAGCAGATGCTCGTGCTCACCGAGCGCGTCGAGCATTGCACGCTGCTCGAGTCGCGGCTCAACGCGCTTGCGCCCTGCTGCCGATTGTCGGGCGACGAAGACGACGCGCTCTTCGAATCGAACCGCGATCGGTTTGCGAGCGGTGAGTTTCGTCTCGCGGTAGGCACGTTCAAGAAAGTCGGCGTCGGGTTCGAGTCGCACCGCGCGCTCGCGCGCGGGTGCATCGCGTCGACGGTCGTGCATCGCGACGAGAGCGAGATGCAGCTGCGGCAGTACCTCGGCAGGTTCGCTCGTGCTGCCGAGGGTAAGCGGCGCGGCATCGTGTACATGCTTCACGACTCGCTCGTGTACGGCGACGAGGCTGTGCGGCTGCTAGCTCGGTGGCTCAGCGACGTGCGCGTGCTGAGCGGCGACGAGTGGGTGAGCGCGCGTGAATACCTGAAGGCGAGGAAGCGAGATGGTCAGGAAACGAAGCGAAGTAGGCGGGCCGAGGACGACGACGCAGGCGACGACGGCGACGGGCTCTTCGCAGGCTGGCGCCGCTGATCGCAGCGCCGGTTTGGAATCGTGCGATTCCAAACCGCAGAACGCGCCGACGTCGGCAGCGCCGGCGGAGGCCGGCGTCAAGAGCGCGAAGATGTCGAAGGGCATCAGCGCGGACAAGCATCTCGAACGAATCGAGAGCACCGAGCTCGGCGCGGGCGCGACGATCACCGTGACGATCGGCAAAGAGGTGTTCTGGCCGGTGAAGCATAACGGGTTCGAGGTCGGTCCTATCTCCGTTGCGATCACGGTAGGCACGGGTGAGAGCGCGCGCGACGCGTACGTGCGAGCTCGCACGGTTGCGGCGACGATGTTCGAAGCGGAGTTCGAGCTACGCCGCGTTCAGTTTTTCAACCATCTCGAGTGCTGCGAAGATCCGAAGGCGAGCTGATGCGTCGACCGATGACGGCAGACAAGTTGCGCGCGCTCATGCGCGAGTCGAACACGCCAGCGTCGCGCGAGATGTCGTTCGAGGAAGCGGCCGACAGCGTGAAGCCGAGGAATCTGAAGCGACGCCGAGGAGCAAGCGATCTGCGCAAGTCTCTCGCGCGGCACATCGCCGACGCCGAGGCGCGCATCGCGCGACGTCACGAGGGGGAGCGCGCGTGGGATGGTGCTGACGCGCGCACGCTTGTCGGGCTCTATGCGCTGTCGCATCGGCACGTGTACGGCGTCGACGCTCAAGAGCTCGAGAAAGAGTTTCTCGCTGCGACGTCGAGCGCACGCGCGCTCTTGCGGAAAGAGTTCGGCGACGCCGTGGTCGCGGCCGTGCACTTCGTGCAGTGGTGCTGGGCGCGAGAGAACAAGGCCGAGCGCGTGCGCCGCGCCGAGGGAAAGACCGACGGGCGTCGACTCGGCTGGCGTCTGCAGTTCGCGCACCGATCGCTGCTCGTTGATTACCGCACGGCAAGCGCGCGCAGGCGCTGACGCATCATCGGCGGGCGATGAAAAAGCGCACCGAGTCGAAGCGCGAGGTCGCGAAGATCGTTGCCGACTCCGTGAACGAGGTCGCGGTCATCGCGGCCGTGTACACCGACGAGTCAGCGCGCAAGCGCTATCTGCGCGCGCTCCCCGCCGAGTCGTTCTTCGCCGCTGGCCATGAGGAGATGTGGCGCGCGCTGCAGGAGATCGATCGGCGCGGGCTCACGCCGGACGCGGCTACGGTGCAGTCGATCGCAGGCGAGCGCGTCGACGTTCGTGTGCTCGAAGAGTACGCACGCACGTCGCAGCCGAGCTCAGCCGCGAATCTGAAACAGCACGTCGAGTCGGTGCGCTGGGATCGCGCGCGCATCGAATGCGCGAAAGGTCCGCTAGCTTCGTTCGTCGAAGCCATTCGCGATCCGACTGCAGAACCTGACCGCGTGCGCGCGCTCGCCAAGCAGGTCGCAGTGCCGTTCGAGGGGCTTGGCGATCTGCGTTACTTGCGCGACTCGGGCGCGGTTGTGCGCGAGCACGCGGTCGAGCTCACGCGCCGGCGTACGGGGCACGCGACGTTTACCTACGGGCTCGACGGGCTCGACTTCTACGGGCCGCATGACTTCGCCGAACGCAAAGACGAACACGGCAAGACCTATCGAAAGTGCCTCGAGGGAGAACCGCGGATGATACCGGGCGCGTCGCCTGGGAAAGTGACGGTCGTCGTCGGCGTGTCGCGCTCGGGTAAGACGACGAGCACGGCGCGCAAGGTGCTGCACTGGGTTCGCAGTGGGCGGAAGGTGCTGTGGGGCGCGTGGGAGCAGATGCCCGGGCCGTCGCTCGAGCTGCTTGCAACGATGGATCTCGGATGGTCGCGCACCGACATGATGGTAGGCGAGTTCGACGCTGAGGAGCAGGACATCTTGCTCGAGCGAATGGAAGAGCTCGGGGCGATGATCCGCTTTTTCGAGCTGCCCTTCGGGCGCGTGCGCAGCGAGGAGCGCTGGGAGCGCGGGCGGATGAACGACCGGCACCTCGACCTCATCGAGGGGCACATCGCGGGCAGCGGCTGCGACGTGGCCGTGCTCGATCTGTTTCGCCGTTCGCTCGTGGAGACGCAGCCCGACCAGGAAGAATCGGCGCTCTACCGCATTCAGGCGATCGGGCAGGAGACGCGTGCGCATCTCGTGCTCGTGCAGCAGCTCAGGCTCAAAGACGTCGAGACGCGCGAGGACAAGAGGCCGACGCTCGAGGCGGTGAAGGGGAATAGCGCTTGGGTCGACATCGCCGACGCGATGCTCGGCATCTACCGTCCGTTCCTCTACCGCTCGGTGCCGGACGACAAGGCCGAGATCCTGATCCTCAAGCAACGTTTCGGTGTCGCGCCGCAGTGCGTGGAGTTCGACTGGGACCCGGAGTTTGCGACGTTCGAGAACGGTAGGACGATCGACGTCGCGCGCCCCGGCGAGCTCAGCGAGATGGACTCGTTCCTCGGTGGCGACGTGCAACCGCCGCGCTCGAACGGCAAGCGACGATCGTTCGCGGGCCGTGGCTGAGCATCATCACGGTGATGTTCCGCGTCGACGTCGAGCTGCTACTCGAGCGCCTGCAGATTCGAGCGAAGCGTGTTGGCGCTCGGAAGTTCGAGGCATCGTGTCCGAACCCCGATCACATCACGCGCTCAGGCACACCGTGGTTCATCCGCGATGAGCCGGGCCATCCGTACCACGCTTGCCATTCGTGCCTCTCGTGCGGCTTTCACGGCGGGCCGATGAAGCTCGTTGCGATCGTGCTCGACATCACCCCGAAGGAAGCGATCGACTGGCTCAAAGAGATGCCGCCCACGGCGCGCCCTGTGCCGCACGCGGTCGAGCTCGAGCTGCGCGAGCGGTTCGCCGGGCTGGTGATGCCGGACGTCGTGGAGTTCGCCACGCTCGACGCATGGCCTGACGACGCGCGCAGCTACGTGCTCGACGTTCGGAAGCTCACGGCTTCGCAGGTCGTGAGATGGGGCCTCGGCTTCGCGCCTGAGGGTTTGGCGTACGAAGACGGTGAGCTCGAGGGAATCCCGCGCGTGGTGATTCCCGTGCGAGATGGGAACGGCAGGCTGCTCTCGTACACGGCGCGCGCCATCGTTCGCGCGAAACGGAAGTACCGCGAGCCCGCGGCGCGCGAGCGGCCCTCGCCCGCGGCGGTGTTCGGTGAGGAGTGGTGGCCGAGCGAGCGCAGCACCGTGGTCGTCACCGAAGGCGCGTTCAACGCGCTCGCCGTCGAGCGCGCTCTGCCCGACGTCGCGATCGCCGCGCTCATGGGCTCGTCGCTGCATCCGAGTCAGGTGTCGAAGCTCGCGTCGTTCGCCCGCGTCGTCGTGGCAACTGACCAGGATGACGCTGGGCGGAAGGCATTCACCATGTTGCACGACGTGCTCGCGCGGCACGCTGTCGTGGCTCGTGTGCTGTTGCCCGAAGGCGTCGACTGCGATGCGCTCGAGCCGGCTGAACTGGCAAGGCTGGTGAGCGTTGGCTGACACGAAGCGCCCGCACGTGTTCCGCGTGGTGTCCGAGGACATCGAGCAGGGCCGCGCCTTGCTGCTGCAGGCGCTCGAGCGCCGAGGGGGCAACGTGCGCGCGGCAGCCCACGATCTGTGCGTGAGCCGTCGTCACCTTTACCGCGTGCTATCTCGTGTCAAGCTTTGGGAGCAGGTCGACGCGCTGCGTGCTGAGCGACGTCGCCGGAGAGAGACGCCGTGGAAGAAGTGATCGACAGCATCAGAGCAGCGTGCGCCGGTAAGACGGTCGATGAGATCGCGGATGAGATTCGCGCGTCGACCCACGCCGAAGCCATCGAGGACATCGACGCGCTCGCGCGTTACTTCTCCACCCTAGCTGAGGCGTCTGCGGCATAATCGCGACACGGCAATGTCATTCCGTCACGACCCCCTAGGCGCGCTCGTTACGACCGACCCCGCGCGTGCGCACGCGAAGCTCGTCTCGAGCTTCAAGCGGCAGCGTGGGCTGCACGCGGTCGCGCGTGCGCTCGGCGTTGCGCCGTCGACGGTGACGCGGTGGATCTCTCGGCTCGGGGCCGAGGGCTACACCGACCCCCGCATCGAGGCCGGCGTCGCGACGTTCTCGCTGCTCATCGATTCCCAGCCGGAGGCCGTGCACGCTCGGCTCGTAACCCTGTTCGCCGAGCTCGGGCAGCAGAACAAAGTCGCAGAGGCCCTCGGCGTGCAGCCGAGCTCGGTGGCTCGTTGGATCGACGCGCTGCGGGAGGCCGGGTTCAAAGACCCGCGCCCTTCCCGGGCGGCCTGAGGGGCCGCCGAAAAAAAGTAGTTGCGCGACGACGCAAGATGCTCTAGGGTGTCTCTTGTTGGTGCCCGGCGCTGAGCCGGAGAAAGCAGACGCAAGAGATGCAACAGCAGTACATCGTGACCCTGGGGAATGAGAAGCGGATCGTATCGGCCGAGCAGACGTTCGCGACGTGCGACGAGCTCGTGAAGCTCGCGGGTGGTGGCGTTCCAAAGGTGACCCCGGTCGCTTCGAACGATATGCAACCGCGCGGCGCCATACCGGCGCCCGCTGCACAGCCGGCGCCGCACGCGCTTGGCGATGGCTCGACTGCTCCCATTGTCATCGCGCCGCCGGCTGGCCGCGTGCCGCGGGTGTCGCGGCAGGAAGGCGGCATCAGCGAGGAAGGCCGTGCCCGGTCTCTCGCTGACAAGGCGGCAGCGGAAGCGAATGGCTTTGCGCCGAAGCAGACGGTTTACGCTCGGGGCTCGCGCGTGATCGATGTCGGCGTCGAGAACGCGCGCACGTCGCGTCTCGAGTGGTCGGCCATGGATCGCACGGTCGACAGCTGTGTCGCGTTCGAGCGGCGCATCGTCGACGAGAACCGGCGCGACCTCGACATGCCGCTCGGCGAGCTGCGCATGCGCAGCGATGGCGCGTTCGTTCGCACCGAGGGTGACGTGCACCGGCTCGTCGGGTTCCCTTCGGTGGTCGGGTTCGGCGGTCTGCTGACGCGCTCGGGCATCGGAGGCCGTGAGTACCTCGAGCGCTGCACGCCGCGGCTGCGCGCGACGAACGTCAACCACTGGCTCGCGGGCGACGATGGTGCACAGGCTCAGCGGGGCGACGCGAAGCTGCGCCTGCGCGGGCCCGAGGACAAGCCCGAGGTGTTCGGCGTCGTTGGTCCGAAGTACGCGACGTTCGACTCGGATCGCGTCGCTGCGGCGGTACGGCGCTCGCTCAACACGCTCGGCTACGCCGACGGCGCGCGCGGCGGGGTCGTGTACGACGGCGTGCGCACGCGCATCGAGGCGCTGTTTCACAGCGACGTGCAGCCCGAGAACTACGTCGCCGGCGAGTTTTTTAAAGCGGGCGTCACGGTGCGCACGCGCGACGATGGCTCGGGCTCGATCGTCGTGAGCGCGGTTGTTTGGCAGAACCTCTGCCTAAACCTCATCATCCTCGATGAGGCCTCGCAGGAGGTCGCTCGCATCCGTCACGTCGGCAGCGTCGAGGCGCTCGCCGAACGGTTCGACGATGAGTTCGCTGCGGCGCTCGGCAAGATCGATCACTTCGTGCGGGCCTGGAACCTGGCCACGCACGAGAACGTGCTCAGCGCCGCCGACGAAGAGCTGATGTCCCGGCCGGCGCGCGAGGTGCTCGCGGCTGCGTTCAACGGCTGCATCGAGCGCGAGCTCGTGCCGGTGCGAGGCAAGCGCCCCGAGGTCGTGCGACAGCTGCTGTCGATGTACGACCGCGACGTGAGCAGCGCGACGCGCAGCTCGCTCGTTGACGGGCGCCCCGACCCCGCGCGCGGCGTGACCCGCGCCGCGGTCGTCAACGCTTTCACGCGCTGGGCTCACGAGGTCAACACGGACCCGTGGCTCGAGGATGAGGTGCAGGCTGCTGCCGGTCGCCTGTTGCTCGACCAGAAGCGCCGCGCTCTGCCGTTCGAGGCGATCACTATCTGAGGGGCCCGATGGCGCTGCGGCTCGCCTTCCCTCCCCTCTCGAGGGTTGGCGAGCCGCAGCGCCTCACTTTCGCACGGAAGTCGCCGTCATGAAAAACGAGTTGCGCGCTTATCACTGCGGGCGCATCACCTTTGCCCGCTTCTACGCCATCACCCGAAAGGAATGGTTTTCCCTCGCGTCGTCGCTGATTCGACGCTGGCGCCTACCGCCTTCGGTCGACATCGAGGATGTCGTGCAGGTGATGCTCGCCGACGTCCACCGACGGGTGCCGCGTTGGGATCCGGAACGGGGGCGGTCGCTCGAAGATTTCGTCGTTTGGAACGCGTGTGACAAGGCGGTCAAGTGGCTGCATCGCGAGCGCTGTGCGTTCCGCCGCGACGGCAAAAGCAAGTCCCGTTACCCGTTGCCGTTCGCGTGTTTAGCTATCGACGGCACGGCCGAGCAGCGTCTCGTCGAAAAGGCGTCTGCCGACGTCGACGAGACGGTCGAGATGCACGAGCAGTGCGAGCGTCGCGAGACGCTTGCGTTGCTCGCAGAGCGAGCGCAGGAGAGCTTGCAGCGGTACGTGCTCGGCGTGCTGGCTCGCACCGGTGACCTCCGGCAGACGGTCGAAACAGTGCGGCGGAACAGCATGCTGCATCTCGCATTCAACATCGAACCCGAGCACGCTGAGCGCGCAGTGCGCCGTGTGCTCAAAGCTACCCTCTCTCAATCCAGTGAAAGCCCTCTCTCATGACTCAAGCAGTAGCGAACGTTCCGAAGTTGGTGCGTGGTGTCGACCTCGCGAAGGTGAATCTCACGACCCTCAACGAATACGCGAAGCAGGCCGGCCTCAAGTTCACGGCGAAAGACTCCGTCGAAAAACGTGTGCGCGAATATGCCGATATAGTCCTGAAGGAAAAGGACGAGAAAAAGCTCGGCGACTGCCGCAGCTGCGGCGGGCCGTCGCTGCTCTCGCTGCCGGTGTGTCCGTACTGCGGAACCGGTGAGACCGCGCCGACCGCAGACTCGCCTGCGGCGTCGGGTGTGCAGGTGAAGGCTGCCGCTGATGAAGCGAAGGCGAAGCCTGCTGCGTCGAAGGCGAAGCCTGCTGCGACGAAGGCGAAGCCTGCTGCGACGAAGGCGAAGCCGGCAGGTGTGTCGAAGCCCGCTGCTGCATCGAAACCGGCTGCGACTGAGAAGGCGCCGGCGCTGCCGCTCGCGACGTCGAACGCGGCGGCGATGAAGGGCGCAGCGAAAGAGCTCGACGCATCGGTCAAGCGCATCAAGACGCTGCAGGGCGACGCGGTCGGAACGTACTGGCAGCTAGGCCGTGCCCTGTTCGACAACTACGATCGTGGTCTGTACAAGTTTCGCGTCGATGCGAAGGGGCAGCCGCTGTACAAGTCATGGGCGGCGTTCTGCACAGCCGAGCTCAACATGTCGCCGCAGCTCGCGCGCGACGTGATGGCGGTCGCGACGGCGTTCGAGGAAGCCGACGTCAGGAAGTTTGGGATCACCAAGCTGAAGGTGCTCGTGCGAGTGCCAGAGGAAGCACGCGCGAAGCTGCTCGAGAAAGCCGGGGTGCTGAGCAGTCGTGAGCTCGAGCAGCGAGTGCAGCAGGAACATCCCGGCGCGACGCGCGATCCTGTCGTGCAGCCGAGCTCGCGCGGTGGCTTCGGAACGGCGCGCACGGGCACGCCGTTCGACGGCACGCGCAAGGCAGAGCCATCGGAAGCGAACGGCGCGGCGAGCGCGGCGAACGTGCAGCAGCCGAGTGCAGACAAGCCGAGCACGGGTACGGGCGGCGCGCCTGCGTCCCGACCGCGTATCGTTTCCGAGGACGAGATCGTGCTCGTGCACTCGAGCCAGCGTCGCGAGATCGCGCTGTACGCGCGCAACCCCAACGTCGACGGGACGCCGCGCGCGGCGACGTCGGTCGACGACGATCCGCACGGGCTCGACGTTGCGATCAACGGAACCGAGACGCACTATCGGCTGGTCAACGTCGAGGGCCGCGGGCTCGTGTTGATCATCGAGCACCGAAAGGTCGACGCGGCATCATAGGACTTGTGAGGCGGACCCGAACCCGACGACCCCACCAACCTCCGGCGCCGGGCTTCCCTTCCCCGGCGCTCCCGTCTGCATGAACGGGTCGGGTCCGCCTCAATTTTTCGTCAACGGGTTCGTCGCTGGCGACCGCGTGGTGCTGCTGCGCCGTGAGCAGGACGGCTCTGTCAGCAAGCATCTGTTCCCCGCCGAGTACGCGTGCCACATCCGACGCGAGGACTTCGCCGCGGACATCGAAGCGCAGGCGAAGCGATCGCGCGCGGTGCGCGGCTACGCGATCGAGGGCGATTGGGTTCGGCTGCGCTGGGCGAGCTACGACGTCGCGCGGTCGTTCTGTGGGCGCGGCGGCTACTTCGAGCAGCGCGGCATCGCCACGTATGAAGGCGACCTGAACCCGGTGCGCCGCGTGATGGTCGAGCGCGGGTTCTCGGTGCAGCGCCCGCGTTGGGCGATCCTCGACATCGAGACGGATTCGCGTGTGCCGATGTCGCAGAAGAGCGAGGCGCGCGTGCTGTGCTGGTCGCTCACGTTCGAGGACGGCGAGAAGGTCAGAGGCGTGCTCGAGCACGACACCGACGAGGCCGAGACGCTGCTGCTCGAGGACCTATTCGACGAGCTCATGTCGGTCGACCTCGTGCTCGCGTGGTACGGCGGCGACGATTGGGAGGATGACGAGCACGGCTTCGACTTCCCGGTGCTTGGCGCGCGCGTCGCGCGGCTCGGTATCCGCGTGAACCTGAGGCGCTGGCTCACGGCCGATCACCTCGCCATCTTTCGCAAGGGAAACATCTCGGCATCCGAGAGCGGCGAGGAGAAGCAGAGCATGGCGCTCGGCCGCGTGGCAGCGCGTGTGCTGCACGGCGAGGCCGACGTCGCGAAGCTTTCCGTTGAAGCGCGCAAGTCCTGGGATTACTGGGCCGCCGGTGGCGAGCAGCGCGCGCTGCTCAGCGATTACAACGTCGTCGACACTGAGCTCGCGTGGCGCATTGAGAAGCGCACCGGCTTCATCGAGCTGATGATCGAGTTGTGCCTCGTGTGCGGCACGTTCCCCGATGCGCGCGGTATGCGGGCGACGAGCTTCGTGGAGTCGTTCATCCTGCGGCTCGCGCGCGAGCGCGGCGGCGGTCACTTCCCATCGCGCTTCCAAACGCCGGGCGAAGCCGACCCATTCGCCGGCGCTTACGTCATGGAGCCGAAGCACAAGGGTGTGCTTCGCGGTGTCGACGTTGCCGACTTCGCGGCGATGTACCCGCGCAACATCGTCGCGTGGAACATGTCGCTCGAGACGCATGTTCCCGAGGCTGCGCAGCGTCTCATCGCGCCCAACGTTGACCCTCGTGTCGAGCTCGTGCCTCCGCCGCCGGGCTACTGCCGCGTGCCGATGACGGGCGAGGTGTTCCGCACCGAACCGAAAGGGCTGCTCGTCGTCGCAGTCGAAGAGATCGCGCGGTTGCGCGAGCAGTGGAAGCGCGCGAAAGCTGCAGCGGTTCCAGGCACTGACGAGTGGAAAGACGCGGACCGTCGGAGCACGGCATACAAGCAGATCAACAACTCGTTTTACGGCGTCGTCGGGTCGCCGTTCTCGAGGTTTTTTCGCCGGCAGATCGCCGAGTCGGTGGCGCAGGCCGGCGTGTGGCTGATCAAGTCGACGATTGCGTACGGTCGCGAGCAGCACGGCATCGAGACGATCGCAGTCGACACCGACTCGGTGTTCGCCGCGGGCGTCGAAGAACAGCGGTTCCGTACGTTCGTCGAAGCGTGCAACCGTGAGCTGTATCCGAAGTTGCTCGCGAGCTGCGGCTGTCGTCCGCCGTTCGGCGTCAAGCTCGCTTACGAGAAGCGATTCTCGATTCTCGTTTACGTCAAAAAGAAACGCTACGCCGGACGGTTCGAGCACTTCGACGGCAAGCGCGCGAATGAGCTGTCGCGCCCCGAGATCAAGGGGCTCGAGTTCAAGCGCGGCGACTCCGCGCGACTCGCTCGCGAGATGCAAGAGGAAGCCGTCAGGGTCCTGCTGTGCATGGACCGGCCGGAAGCGCCGGCTGTGCTGCCGTACACGCATCGCGACTTCTGCGAGCTTGCCGATCGATGGCGCGCGCGCGTGCTCAAGGGTCGGCTCGAGCGCGACGACTTCGTGCTGAGCAAGCAGCTTAGCCGCGAGATCGAGGGCTACGCGCGCCGTAAGAAAAAGCACGGCGATGAGTGGGCATCGCAGGCCGTGCACGTCGAGCTCGCGCGCCGCATGCGCGAGCTCGGCATGGACGTGAGCCAAGGCGTGCGCATCGAGTACGTGGTCGTGGACGGTGCGCGCTCGCCGCAGAAGGTCGTTGGGCTGTTCGAGTTCGAACCCGGCACCGAAGATCGGCACTACCTCTGGGAGACGCTGGTGTGGCCGCCCACCGAGCGCGTGCTCGAGGTGTGCTTCCCCGACTACGACTGGCATCGCAGCTTCGGACGCTCTCGCCCGCGTGAACGTGGACGACCGGTGCCGCGCGAGCAGATGGGGTTTGGCTTCTGACGGCGGCATGATGGGCGGCGTGAGAAGCCGAACCCAGGTACAGCCGAGGAAGCGAACCGATGAACCCGCCGCCGGACAAGCCGAAGCCGGACGAGCCGAAGCCAGTGCGCCGAAAGAGGCGCAGGCAGGACAAGCGCGTGTGACAAGCGGCGATGTTCGACCGGACGATCGCGATACGTCGAACGCTGAGAGAGAAGTGAGAGAGGCTTTTGAGCGGCCACCTGCGCAGCTCGAACGTGAGGTCGAGCTGTCGCAGCGCGAGGTCGAAGAACGCACTGCTGCGCGACAGCGCGAGCTCGCTGGCAAAGAGGCTTCGGACCTTTCGATGGGCGCGGGGTACGACCGTATCGTCGATCATCTCTACGACCTGGCCGAACCGGATGCCGAGTACCGTGAGATTCGCGAAGCGCTGTCGTTCGGCGCGCGCCGCGCCGCGAGCGGCTTGGCTTACGGCGACCTCGTTGACGCGCTCGACCACGCCGAGGACATCGCGTACCGCGCGACGCTGTTGCTTGTGAACGCGAAGGTCGCTCACGACGCTTACGAGCTCGACGCGAAGACGATCGTTGCAGCGCTGCGCGCGGGCGTGATCGCCGACCTCGAAGTCGAACGAGCACGCCACAAGGCTGCAGCCGAAGCTGCGAAGAAAGCGAAGACGGATGAACCGGTCGGGCGCAGCAAGCAGATCACGGAAGCGGACATCGACGCCGCGCTCGCTGAGAAGTACCCGCGCGAGTGGCGCGACCTCGAGATGCGCAGAGGCAAGGCACGCCGCATGATTGCTGCGCTCGAGTCGCTCGAGGCTCGTACCATCGAGCGAGCACGGGACTTGCGGCAGATGGTGGCGCGACAGCGCTCAGATTGAACGAGCTCGGCCGAGCTCGCTCTGCACGGAAACCGAACGAAGAACGGAGAACAGAACCGATGGTGTCATCGCGCGAAATGGACATGGACGAATGGCTCACGCACAGCGGCTCGAGCGGCGGTGCGGGCTACCTCAAGAACTGGAAAAAGGACGGGCAGGTCGACATCTGGTTGCATCCGGCGACGGGCATGGCCGCGCTGTGGGCTCATGGATTCGCGCGCGTCGTGCGGATGAAAGACGAGAAGACAAACGACTACGTGCTCAAGGTGCGTCGCATCCGCTTCAACTCGTACGAGCGCGAGTCGGTGCTGCGCAAGCAGCGCTTCAGGAACAACGACGGCACGCGCGAGTATCCGCCGGAGGTGTGCCCGTTCTCGCTGACTCTCGAGTGGGTACGCGAGCAGATCGCCGACCGAAAGATCGGATGGTGCGATCCCATCTTTCGGTTTGAAGCGGGCGGCGACGATGACCAGGTGATTCACGCTGGCGGCTTCACCGGCATCTTCGGGAAAAAGGATATGACCGAAGCCGAGAAGCGCGAGCTCAGACGAGCAGGCATCCGGCGCGACGAGGCGTTCATGGAAAACTCGACGGCGCGGCTGCAGTACGTGTTTCGTGTCGTGCAGAACGACGAGCCCGGCGACGGCTGCGTGATTGCGATCGAGTCGCAGACGCTCGGCGACAAGATGAAAAAGCTGATCAACGATCGGCGCGAAGACCTCGGCAAAGACGAGGGCGATCCGCGAAAGCATCCGGTGTGCTTCCGCTGGCGGTACGACGAAAGCGAGGAGTTCTCGAACAAGTACGACGCGAAAGTGATCACCAGCATCAAGCTCAGCGACGAGATCAAACGCGTGTTCGACGCCGAGCCGCCGGCGATCGATGAGCTCATCGGACCGTCGAACGTCGCGGTGCTTCGACAGCTGTTCGAAACCCATTGGTGTCACGAGACGGTCGACCCGCCGTGGGCTGAGCTGTTCGAGCCGATTACGAAGTTCCTGAAAAAGGAAAACCCTTCGCTGCTCGATCTGCCCGAGTCGTTCGATCACGGTGCCAACGCCAGCGACAACGACGAAGACGACGACGAAGACGACGAGGGCGAGGACGACGAGGACGACGACGAGGGCGAGGACGACGAGGAAGTCGAGTGCGACTCGTGCAAAAAGCCCATGGCGGCCGATGCATTGACGTGCCCGCACTGCGGCGCCGAGTACGAGTACGACGCGAACAACGGCACGTACAAACTCAAGCCGAAGCCCGAGCCAAAACCGGAAACGCGGCGTGTCGACGCGCGAGTGTCTCGTCGGCAGCGCGAGCGCGAAGCTGCGAAGGGAGGCGACTAGTCGAGCTCGAAACGTTCAAGGCCCGCCGAACAGCCGCCGAGCTGTTCGGCGATGACGACCTGCCATGGTGAGGAGAATTCGAAGTGAGCACCAAACACGAGAGCAAGTGCCTGCAGAACGCGCGCGACGACGAACCCATCTTCGTGCTGCGCGGGCAAGACCGGCTTGCGCCGGCGACCATCCGGTTCTGGGCGAGCGCGGCGCTGGACGCATCGCGCGAGGGTGAGGGAAACGAGGCGACGGTCGAGAAGGCGGAGCGCGCTATGCGCTACGCCGACGAGATCGAGCAGTGGCAACAGCAGAACGTCGCGAAGGTTCCGGACTGAGTCATGAGCCGCCAACCCCGTGCGAGCATCGCGGCGCAAGCTGCGAGTAATCGTGAGCGCATCGAAGCGTTGTCGGCAGTGGCCGGCGAGTTCTCGGCGTTTCGTCCCGCGCGCGAAGTCATCGGCCGCGTTCAAGCCGTGCCGACGATATTCCCGCAGCTCGACCATCGCATCGGGGTTGGCGGCTTTCCCATCGCGCGGCTGACCGTGATCCACGGCCCGAGCAACGAAGGTAAGTCGACGCTGCAGCTCGGCCTGCTGCGTTCGTTTCTCGAGCGCGGTCACTTCGCCGCGTTCGCCGACGCCGAGCACAGCACGCCTGAGCCGTACGCGCGTCTGCTCGTCGGCGAGGCGTACGATTACCCGTCGTTCTCGGCGATACCGGTGACCGACTACGAAGCGACGCGCGAGGGTGTGAAAGATTGGGCGAACCGAATCGGTACTGCGCGCGACAAGGGGCGCATCCCGCCCGACACGACGGGCATCGTCGTGATCGACAGCATCCGCGCGCTCGTACCGAAAGACGCCTTCGATGAGATGGTGAAGGCCGCGAAGGCTGCGAAGGCGCAAGAGCAGGCCGACGCTGAGGAAGCGAAGAAACGCGGTCGACGTGCGCCGCCGAAGAAAGAGGACGGTGCAGGCCGTCGACTCGCGCAGCTCAAGGCCGCTTACAATGCGGCGTGGATCGATGAGCTGCTGCCGTTGCTCGCGCGCACGCGCACGGCGGCGGTGCTCATCGGCCGCGAGAAAGTGACGAAGGGGGAAGGGCTGTACTCGCGCGACGTGGTCGAGCTCATGGGCGGGGAAAATATGAAGTTCGGCCCGTCGCTACGGCTGCGCGTCGAGCGTTCGTCGATCGTCGAAGATACGGAGGATGGCGAGCGCGTGTTCATCGGCGAGCGGCATCGCGTCGGCGTGCTGAAAACGAAGATCGCGGGCAAGCGCGAGATTACTCCGCTTGCGTGGTTTCACACGAGCAACGGCGTCGATGCGCCCGAAGGTTTCGATCGTGCGCGCGACGTGCTCGAGCTTGCGCTCGAGCTCGGAGTCGCCAAGCAGAACGGTTCGCATTACAGCGCGAGCGGCGCGAAGCTCGGGCAGGGCGAACGTGCGGCGCTGCGGAAGCTGCGTGCCGACGTTGAGCTGCTCGCGCGAGTCGAAGCCGAATGCCGCGCGGGTGCGAAGTGAAGTCGTTGATCGTCGGCGACCTGCATCCGGACAAGTCGACTGCGGGTTTCTCGCGGTTCGACGATGTCGCGCGCGCGCTTGAGCTCGTGTTCGAACGTGCGCTCAAGCGACGGGTCGATGAGGTTCTGTTCCTCGGCGACCTTGCCGATCCGGAGAGCGAGAACCTTGTGCGGTGCATTACGCTGTTCGCCGAGTTCGCAAGCAAGCTCGACGTCGAGGGCATCGACACGATCGCGATTCCCGGCAATCACGACGTGCTCGAAGATGGGTACGGGACGACGACGCTCGATCCGCTCGCGTTCGTTGCGGGCGTCACGCTCGTGAAGCGGCCGCGCTATGTCCAGGTCGGCGCGGGCGAGGCTGTCGTGCTGCTGCCGTACGTTCCGACGTCGCACGCGTACGACCCCAAGGCTGAGGTGTGCGAGCTAGCGGCGGAGCTCACGCGCGTCGGGCTCGGTGCAAAGGTCGCTGCGGTGGCCGGGCATCTGATGCTCGAGGGCATCGCAACGGGTTCGGAAACGAAGGATATGGCGCGCGGGCGCGACGTGTTCTTTCCCATCGACACGGTGCGTCGGTTGTTTCCGAACGCGCTGCTGTTCAACGCGCATTACCATCGGCGGCAGACGTATCGCGGCGTCGAGATCCCGGGAAGCGTCTGCAGGTTTACGCGCGACGAGTGCGAGAATGTCCCGGGCATCTTGGAAGTCGACACCGAGCGGGGGGGCTGATGCGAGTGCCGAGAAGCAAGGCCGGTATGGAACGGCGCGATTCCAAACCGGTGAGGTTCGAGCCGCTCGAGGCGCGCCGGTTGGTGGTCGTTTCCGCGCAGGAATTCCACAAGCCTGTGGAAAGCCTCGATTCGCTCGACGGCGCGATTGTTTGGGTTCGGCCGCCGGCGGGCACCGAGGCGGCAGCGGTTGCCGAATGGAAGCGGCAGGCCCGTGCTGCGGGCGCTGTGCGCGTGCAGGACTTACCGCCCGAGGCTGGCGCTGCTGAGCTTCCCGAGCGCGACGTGGAGCGTGTGGCGGGCGCTGTGGACGTTGAGGCCGCGCTCGATTTGCGCGGCGTGGTCGCCGACCTGCTCGCTCGAGCGCGCGAGCGCAGCGCCGTCGACGTGGACTGGCATGAGGTCGAGCGTGTCATCGAGCACGCGCTCGCTGGCGCTGGCCTATGATCGGCGCATGGCATCGCAGGCCGAGACTGTCGCGGCGTGGGTCTACATCGCGATCGTTGTCGGCGGCATTCTCGGCTGCGTGATTGCGATCAACCTGTTGACGCGAAAGAGGCGCGGCGAGTGACGCACATCGTCGGGCTGCGGCTCATCGACTGGCAGCGGTTCCGCGGCGTGCACGAGCTCGAGCTCGGCCCGGGCGTGTACGCGCTCACAGCCGAGGACGAGCAGGACGCGGCGCGCAGCAACTACCTCGGCAAGACGAGCTTGCTGCGCGCGATTCGCTGGGCGCTCGACGGCAAGCGACCGCGCACTGTCGACTCCGTCGAGGACCTTGTTTCGTACGACCGTGCGACGGGCGTGCGTAGCGAGCAGGTCGGTGTCGACATCGAGCTCAGCGACGGCGCGTTCATCTCGCGACTGAAGCCGCTCGGCGCGAGCGAATCACTCGAGTTCGCGCTGCCCGACGGCACGGTGCTGCGCGGCGATGAGGCTGAGCGTGCGCTGCCTGGTTACCTTGGGTTCGAGGTGGTCGAGATGCTCGACACCTGCATCGCCGAGCAGCGCGCGCTGCCGGGGCTCGTGTCGGCGGGTAGCACGGCGTCGACTGAAGCGTTTGAGCGATGGCTGCAGACGGGCAAGCTGGCCGAGGCGGCGGATGCCGTGAGCGACGAGCTCAACGAGCTGATGACCGAACACGGTCGCTGCATCGCGGCGCGCGTCGCTGGGCTCGAGGCGGGCGGCACCGAGGCTGAGGTCGAGCGGCGTCGTGCTGAGCTCGTTGCGGCGCAGGCGCGATTCGAGGCTGACCACGCTGCGGCAAACTCGGCGAGCGAGAAGCTGCGCGCTCATGCCGAGCTCGCGCTCAAGCTGAAAACTCGCGACGAGCGGCGGCGTCTGCTCGAGCAGGTCGAAGCGCTCGCCGGTGAGGTCGCCGAGCTCAAGGCCGTTCCGGTTCCCGACGTCGAGGCGATTGTCGCGAAGCGCGAGCGGGAGCTGCACGCGCGCGACGAGGCGCGGCGTGAGGTTGAGCGCGCGCGCAAGCTGGTGAGCGGGCAGTTCGATGGGCGTTGTCCCGTGGCCGGTATCGACTGTCCGGCGCGGGAGCAGATCAACGCGCGCACCGCGGAGAACCGTGCCGCGCTCGCGAAGGCGGAAGCCGCACGGAAAGAAGCCGAGACGCGGGGCGGGCTGGTTGAGTGTTCGTTCGATGAAGCGCGGGCGCAGCAGCGCCGGCTTGACCAGGCCAGCGCGCGGCTCGATGCGGCTGTGGAAGCCGCGGCGCGGCTGGCGTGGATCGATTCCGAGCAGCTGCCCGACGTGCTGCCCCCGGTCGAGCAGCCGCCGCTTGTGGATCGGTCGGCCGTCGAACGCGCGCGGGCGGCGCTCGGTGAGGCCGAGGCTGCGCTCGCCCGCGTCGCCGACGCCGACGCCCGGCTCGCCGAGCTCGCGCGTTCTCTGGCCGCCCGGCGCGCGGCGTTGGCTATTCTCGGGCCGGAGGGAGCGCAGCGTGCCGCGGCCGAGCAGGCCGTGGGCGGCGTCGTGCGGGCGGCGAACGGCGTGCTCGCCGAGGCGGGGGTCGACTTGGCGGTCTCGCTCAGCTGGGGACGGGAGACGAAAGAGCTCGCCGTCCGCTGCTCGGGCTGCGGCTCGCCGTTCCCCGCGTCGACGCGGGTGAGGCAGTGCGCGCGCTGCGGTGCGACGCGCGGGCCCAAGGTGTCGAACCGCGTGCGGTTCCGGCTGTCGCATCAGAGCGACGGCGCGGCCGCCGACCTGGGCGGGCTCGCGCTGCGCACCGCCGCGTTCCGGTGGCTGCGCGCGCGGCGCTCGGCGCGGTGGTCGGTGGCCGCGCTCGACGAACCGCTCGCGCAGATGGATCGTGCGCACCGCGCGTCGGTGTCGGCGGCGATACAGCGCATGCTGCTCGGCACGTTCGAGCAGGCCATCGTGTCGGCGCACGATCGGGCGTTCCTCGAGAGCGTGCCGAGGCGCATTGTCGTGCGTGCGTCGGGGCCGTGGTCGCGCGTCGAGGTCGCGTGATGGCGACGCTGATCAAAAAGGGCGCGTTCGGTGAGCTCGAGGTCGTGAGGATTCTTGAGCCGTGGTGGCGGCAGCTCGAGCCCGATGCGACGTTCGTTCGAACGCCGCGATCGGGCGGGTGGGCGAGTTCGAAAACGGCGGGGTTCAAGGCGCGTGGCGATGTGATGGTCGACCCCGAGACGTGCACGCTGTTCCCGTTTTCGGTCGAGGTGAAGTTCCGTCGGCAGGCGATGACCGTGCGAGAAAAGATCAACGGCAAGCCGTTCAGAGTGCGGCGCGCGGGCGCGTGGTCGTACGAGCTGTTCCTCGCCGGCGATCCGCGCTCGCCCGTCCTGCGATGGTGGCGTCAGTGCGAAGCGGCCGCGCGCTTCGATGGGCTCAAGCCGTTGCTGTTCTTCCGCGGCAACCGGATGTCGTGGCACGTCATCATCGAGGCGGCGCTGCTGCGCGGGCTGCGCATCGGACCGTCGATGGTCGGTGAGCTCGTCGTGCACGGTGTCGATCTGCACGTGCTGCTCGCGTCGCAGCTCGTGCAGATTGCGCCGTCGGTGCTGCTCAGGCGCGTCGGTAAAAAGCCGTGGTAACTTCCCGACGGATGAAGGCAGCAGCGCGAAACGAACGCTCAGGCGCGAGGCTCGCCGGTGGTTTCGTCGTCGGCGCGGTCGTGCTGTACGAGCTTGCCAAGCTGAAGCCGAATGAGTGGAACCCCAATCGCATGACGCAGTTCGAGCGTCGTGCGCTCGCGCACGGCTTTCGAACGAAGGGATGGATCACGAGTCAGGCGCTGCTCGTGTGGGGCACCGACGAGAAGGGCCGTCGGCGCGACGTCATCATCGACGGCGAGCAGCGATGGACGGTCGCGACTGAGCTCGGGTTCGAGCGTGGGCCGGTCGTCTTTCTTAGCCGGCTCACCGAGCGCGATGCGCGCGCGCTCACGTTCGAGCTCGACACCAAGCACGGCAAGTTCGATCCGACGGCCGCCGCGCAGCTCGTGCAGAGTCTCGGCGTCGAAGACTTCCCGACCGTAAGTCTCGAGCTCGGCATCACCGAGGACGCGCTCACGAAGATGATGGCGTTCGACGTCGCGCGGCCGAGCTCGCCTCCGGCGCCGCTCGTGTCGCAGAATCAGCACACGAAGACGGTCCCTTTGTACTTCACCGCCGAACGGCACGAGCGGTTTCTCGAGGCCGTGCGCCGGCTCGGTGCTGAGCGTTCGGCGGAGAGCGTCACAGACATCGTCGAGCGCGCGGTGCTCGACGCTGCAGCTGCGATCAAGTGACGCGCGCCGGCCGTTGGCTGCTGCATCTGCTCGAGCGATTCATCAGCCGCTATCACGAGGGACCGCGTGCGCCGCGCCGGTTGCGCGACGAGGTGCTGATGTTTCGGCGGTACCGCCCCGATGCTACCGCCGACGAGTGGGAGGCGTTCGCGGTCGCGCTGGCCGAGGGCTCGTACGAGCAGGGCTTCGCGCGCGGGTATGAGTGGCTCGAGCGCGATTGGCCGGGGCCGGCGACGGAGCCCGAGCTGCTCGCCGAGCAGGCGCAGCATGATTGGAGCGTGACCGATCTGATGCCCGACTTTTGGAGCGCGCCGGCCGGCGGCGGGATGACCGTGCGCGAGGCTGCCGAGGTCGAGCACGCGCTCGAGCGCGGCGGTGTTCGCGTGGTGCGCGAGGTGCGGCGGTGACCGGGCGCGGTCCAATGGCGCTCGAGCTGCGCGGCAGCAACGCGCTCGTCGCGGCGGTCGACTTCTACTCGGCCGCGTTGGCCGAGGCGACGCGCCGCGAGCAGGATCTCGCCGAAGCTTTCGCCAGGATGAACCATGATCGCCAGCGCGTCGACGCGGTGCTCGACGCGCTCGGGAAGTTCCTCAGCGCCGATGACGTCGAGTCGGCTGGCGCTCGCGTCAATCTCGAGCGCGTCTATCGCGAGGCCTTCCCCGGTGGCCGTCGTTGAGTGGAGCCCGCTTGGGTTCCCTCACGTGCGCGGGCGGCACGAGCAGCGGGTAATCGACCCGGCCTCGGGTGAGTCGGACGGGCAGCGGTACTGGTGCGAATGCACGGTTTGCGGCGCGACGTGGCAGGGGCTCTGCATGTCCGGGCGGGTGCGGGCGCGCATCCGCCAGTTCGCTGCGCAGCACGCGCATCGGGACCCATTCGAGCCGCGCTGATACGATTGGCCGGGTGTCCGCTTCCCACCCTTTGCGCGTGCTACTCGTCGCCGATGATGAGCCGCTTGTGTTGCGAGCGCTCGAGCGCGTGCTCGCGCACGCTTTTCAGATCGAGAAAGCCGTCGACGGGCTCGAGGTTCTCGAGCGTCTTGCTGCGCGCGACGACGTCGATGTGCTCGTGACCGATTGGGTCATGCCGTACGGCGGGCTCGAGCTCGTGCGCCGCGTTCGTTCCGAGTACAGCGACGTCGCGGTCGTCGTTATCTCAGGCTTGAACCGGATCCATCAAGAGGCGTTTCTAAAGCAGATCGGCTGCGTCGTGCTTTACAAACCGTTTCTGGTCGAAGACTTGAGCGCAGCAGTCGAGCAGGCCCTTGAGCTTCGCAGGCGTCGCGGCATTCTCGAGCCGTGACCTTATCAGCCGAAGACATCGACCCCGACGACGTGGAGTTGTCCCCGTCGCTCACGCGCGAGGTGCACGACTTCGACGTCGAGGCGATGTTCGCAGAAGGCGGGCCCCTTGCTGCTGAGGTGAGTGGTTACCGGAAACGCGAGGGGCAGGTGCTGCTCTCGTCGGCGGTCGACCGCATCTTCTCGGGCGAGCTCGACGGGCAGCGTACGCTGCTCGCCGAGGGACCGACGGGCGTCGGCAAGTCGGTCGCGTACCTCGTGCCGGCAGTGCGCGCGGCGCTCGCGCGGCACGAGCGTACGATCGTCGCGACCGCGAACATCGCGCTGCAGGAACAGCTCGTCGGGAAAGACCTGCCGATGCTGCAGCGCGCGTTCGGCGTCGAGGGGGTTGGCTTCACGTTTGCGATCGCCAAAGGGTTCCAGAACTACGCTTGCCGTGAGGCGCTCGACGTCGCGCAGAACGAGCGGCTGATCGGCAAGCGCCTGCCGGTGCTGCGTGAGCAGCAGCAACTCGAGCGCGTGATCGAGTGGGCGGAGGGCAGCGAGCTCGGCGACATTTCCGAGCTGCCGTTCGAGCTCATGCCGAGCGTGCGCCGCGCGGTGACGGTGTCGAGCGAGGACTGCCTCGGCAAAAAGTGCATGCACTACAACGACGGCTCGTGCTTCCCGCGCGTGGCGCGCAAGCAGCTCGAGCAGGTCGACATCGTCGTCACGAATTATCACCTGTATTTCATCGATCTTGAGCTGCGAATGGGAGGTGCGCGCGGCGTGCTTCCGTTGCACAGCAACTTGGTATTCGATGAGGCGCACCGTGCGGGTGACATCGCGCGCCAATACTTCGCCCGCAGGCTTTCGCCGGGCGGCGCGCGCACCGCGGTCGACCTGCTCGTCGGTGGTACCAAACGAGCCGAGCGGCTCGGCGTACCGCGCAACATCGACCCCGACCTGCGTAACGAGGTGCTCGGCGCAGCCGACGCCTTTTTTTATGAGCTCGCGCAGCTCGAGATGTCGAAGCGGTACGAGGCGCGGCTCGACTGCGAGCGCATGTTCGACGGCTCCGAGCTCGAGCGCCTGATGCGCCTCGCGGCGACGAGGCTTGGTGATGCATCCGAGAACGGCGGCACGCCGGCGGCGGGCCGCGAGTTTCTGAGGCAGCGGCGCGACCTCTGCCTGCGGCACGCGGGCCTCATCGCGGCAGCGCGTGAGCTGCTCGATGGCGAGGAATGGGTCTACTTCGTCGAGAACGAGACACGCCCCGGCGGCACGATGGTGTCGCTCGTTGCCGAGCCAATGACCGCCGCGGGGTTTCTGCGGCGTGGGCTGTGGGAGTCGAAGGAATCGCCGAAGCGTGCGGCGCTCGTGTCGGCGACGCTCGCTGATGGCCCGGGCGAAGACGGGTTCGAGTTCGTTGCGGCTGAGCTCGGCGTCGATGATTTCGCGTGGCTCGCTGTCGAGAGCCCTTTCGATTACTCGCGATGCCTGCTCGTGACCCCGCCGCTCTGCGACCCGAACAACCAAGCGTTCGCGGCCGAGGTAAGCGGCGCGCTGGTCGAGCTCGTTGAAGTCGCGCGCGGCCGCACGCTCGGGTTGTTCACGAGCTATCGCGTGTTGAACGCGGTGCGCGATCGGTTGATGCGGGCGGGGCTCCCCTATCCCGTGCTGTGCCAGGGCGATGCGCCGCGCACGCAGTTGGTCGATCAGTTCCGGCGCGAGCGTGACAGCGTGCTGCTCGGCACCGAGTCCCTTTGGGAAGGCGTCGACGTGCCGGGTGAGTCGCTGACCGCGCTGCTCATTGACCGGCTGCCGTTCGATCCTGTATCCGACCCGGTGCTCGATGCGCGCAAGGCCGTCGACTCGCGGTGGTTCCGGAACTATTACCTGCCGCGCGCGGTGCTGCGCATGCGGCAGGGGGTCGGCCGGTTGATCCGTTCGGTGAGCGATTACGGCGTCGTGGTGGTGTGCGATCGGCGGATGGTGACGAAGCCCTACGGCGCGAAGTTCATCGAGGCGTTGCCGCACATGCCGCGGGCGCGTTCGATTGCTGCGGTCGAGCCGTTCCTCGACCGGTTCCGGTAGGACTTACACCCCCAATTTTCCAGCGCGTTGCGTTTCTGCTCTTGATGCGCGTTCGCGCTGTCGGGCAAGATGCGCCGGAATGCCGACGACCCTGTGCCCGTACTGCTCGAGGCCGCTTACAGCAGCGCGCGTCGCACGCTGCGTCGCGTGTGGCGCGTATGCCATGCGACGCGGTCGCGTCGTGGCGTTCGTTCGCATCGAAGTGCATGCGCTCGGTTCGGTGCTCGCGTTGCGTGCTCGCGCATGGGGTACGCCGTGATCGACGCCGTGCCGATATACCGTGTGGTCGGTCGGCACGGGACGCTGTTGCTCGAGGTGCCGAGGCAGGCGCCGGCGATCTGTTCGCGGTATCTCATTCAAGCGCAGCGTTCCGAGATTGACGGGCAGACCTGCGTCGAGGTCGAGTTGTACGACGCCGAGGCGTTGCCGCTGCGCAGGGTGAGGCAGTGCCGGCGAGGGCCGCGCTTGGTACGCGAGGCGCCGCGGCTCATCGACGTCGGCGTGTGGTGCCTTGGCTGTTACGTGCGGTGGCAGAATCAGCGTCAGCACGACTTCAACCTGCTCGACGCGGTCGACCTGGTGCTGCGCCGTGAGTTGCCGCAGGAGGTCGGTTACTGCTTTCCCGCGCGCAAGCTGACGTTGGGCACGGGCGTCGCGCAAAACTTCAACGCCTGATAGGCTGGTCGCGTGGCGACAAGGCGTATTCCCGGGTTCACCGACCGCAGGCTCACGCTCGACCAGCCGAGCTCGACCCTGGTCGAGCTCTATCCGAGCGCAGCGCTGCCTGCGGCCGGCGCGTTCGATGACCCCGATTGGCTCGAGCTGCCGCTCGGCGCGCGATTCGTGCTCGTTGGGATCAACTACACGGGCGGCGCCGCCGGCGGGAGTTACACGCTGCGGCCGCAGTGGGGATTCGATGAGTCGGCGCTCGGGTTTAGCTCGATGACGAGCGAGGGCAGCGTCGTTGCGGCGGAGCCGTACGCGACGCGCAAGGCGTACGCCGAGCAGGTGCTCGGCCCGGTCGTCGGCGCGGCGGAGCACGCGCTCGCGACCGACTTCCGCGTGCCCGCGGGTGCGCGGCTGTTTCGGCTCCTCAAGGCCGAGGTCGGCGCGGTCGGCACACCGGGAACGATTCGCGTGAGGGTTTCCGCGTACGGTCTTTGACCACGGCCCGTATGCAATCGCGCGATTCCAAACGGCCCGGCATCATCGACTTGATGCAAGAGCAGACCGAACCGCGATACTGCGACGAGCTCGGGGCGCACGAGTGGACACGCGCGACAAGGCCCGTCTCGCATCACCCTGCGCGGCTGTTCGTGAGGTTGCAGACGGGCAGCTTTGCGGGTGTCATCGAGCTGGTCGAGACGGGCGTTGACGGCAGCGGGCGGCCGCTCGAATCGGAGCTCGTCGGGCGGATCACGCTCGACCTGGACGAGGCGCGTTGGCTCCGAGCGTCGCTCGACAGCGCGATCGGGATGCTCGAGGCTGCGACGTGACGGCGTTTCTCGATTGGAACGCCGGGCTCGGCCTCGTCGTGAGGCGGGGGCGGCTGTCGATGACGGTGCCGTTCGTCGACGGCACCGTTCAGATGGTCGAGATCGGTTACGAGTTTCTGCACGGCGAGCCGAATAGTGGCCGCGAGATGGTCGCGCTCGAGCTCGTGCGCACCGACTGGCTCGAGGCGATTCGCGGCGCTGCTGCGGCGCTGCCGGGCGGTGAGCAGAAACGTGAGCTGCTGCGCATCTTGAATCGTGAGCTACCCTCGCAGGATGCGAGTACCGCGAGCACCGGCCCCGAAGTCCCTTCCGCCGGCTAACTCACGCGGCACGGGCGGCACGGGCGGCGCCGAGGGTGAGGAGTCGACCGAAGCGGTTCGGCTGCTCGTTGCGAGCCTGATGCTGTCGGGCGCGCCGTCGACGCGCGTTGCCGAGATCGTCAACACGCGCGATTGCGTCGGCTCGTGTGGTCGACGGGTTCCGGTCGACGTCACGCAGTGCCCGCACTGCGCGGCCGAGCTCGCGTTCGTTCGGCATCGGTTGTCGCTGCGCACCGTGCAGCTGCGCATGCAGGAGATCCGTGCGGACCTGCATGCCGAGTACAAAGACCGGCGCGCGACGATCGCAGCGGAGCAGGTCGAGCGTTTGCAGAACGACCTGCTGCGCATGCGCAGTTCGGCGAAGGTGCCGTGGTCGAGCGTGAATCAGCACGAGCGGCTGCTCGCCGATATCACCGGGACGATCGCACCGAGGCGCGTGCATCTCACCGGCGATGAGGGTCTCGCTGCGTCGCTCGTTTCCGTGCTCGCGGGCATGACTGCAGAAGAGCGCGAGCGCGCCATCATCGAGCAGCGCGAGCTGATGCGTGCGGCAGGCCGTGACGTGATCGATGTGCCGGGTGTCGTGGCATCATCGACGCCATGACCGAACGTAATCCTGTATTGCGCGATGCGATCGTGCTTTCGATGGCCGAATTGACCGATGCGATCATCGCGGGTGCGCGCACGCTCGACATGATTCCCGAGCACCTTAGGGCGCAACCGCTCGACGCCGAAGTGGTGTTCGCCGAGAACGGAGCGCTGCTCAAGTTCTCGGCGCAGCAACTCAATGCGACGCCTGCAACCGAGACGCGTGTGACGGCGGCTCGTGTCGATGGTGTCGAGGCCACCATCGACGAACCCATTCTGCTTAAGCAGAGGCTTTCTGAAGTGCTCGAGCGACCGCCGTCCATCTCTACGATCCGGGCGTGGTCTCAGAGTCAGAGGGCCGAGGTGCTCGCGTGGACACGTCGCGCGGTGCGTGCAGCGAAGAACGGAAGGGAGATCCCGGCGGCGCCGGAGTTCGTGCGCGAGCGCGCTCGTCGTGGTTCGCGGGCGACAGCGGCGGCGGAGCAGCCGACTTCCACGACGACGCTCGTGTCGAGCGGGCAGCGCGCGTCGCAGCCGGATGTGCTGTACGACGGTCAACCCCCGCAGGCGGCCGAAGCGGAGTAGACCCCGGGCATGTCCAGCACCATCGCAGCCGGCGCGATCCTCGCCGCGCTCCTCGCCCGACCTGTGTTCCACGAAGATCGCGAGCACCACGAGCTCAAGCGTGCGCAGCTCGCGGTCGTCGCCGATGCGCTCGCCGTCGCGGTGCAGGCTGAGCCTCGCTGGCCGTGGCCGCGTGAGCAGCTAGCCGCGTTCGCGATCACCATCGGCGACTCGGAATCGCGCTTCTCGCTGAGGATTCACGAGGGGCAGTGCAAGCCGTGGGAGTGCGACCGCGGCCGGGCGCGAAGCCCTTGGCAGCTGCAACGCGGCGCTGTCGTTTCCGACGAGGTGTTCGACGCGCTCGTCGGTGCAGGCCTGCAGCCGACGAGCGTTGCCGCGGGCGCCGCGGTGCGGGCGATCACGCGAGCGCGGTGGCTCTGCCGCTCGTTCGAGGCGCACGGCGGCGAGCAGTGGATCGACCGTGTCTTCTCGGCGTACGGCGGGCGCGGCTGCTCGGGTAGCCTGCGCGACGTCGGCGCTCGGCGGGCGACGTATCTGCGTGTCCTCGCGCAGCTACGCGCGTGGCGTCCAGAGTCGAGCTAAGCTCAGCGACTCGGGAGCCCCCTCTCCTGCGCTATCCCCGGGCGCGCCGTCCGAAAGGAACAGCGCACCGGACCGATGGCACAGCCGAGCCCCGAGCAGTACCTCGACAGCATTCACAACCCGCCGCGCGGCGCGCCGTTCTCGCGGCTCGCCGCGCTGTCGGATGAGGAGCGGCTGCTAGTCGAGTGGAACATGCGGCGCGTCGCGCTCGCGCGTGAGAGCCCAAAGCACTTTTTTGGGTACGTGATGCGCGAGGAGACAACGCGCGTGCGTATCGTGACGCTGCCGCATCAGCGCGTGCTGTTCGACTTCGTGCGGCACTACCCGTTTACGGTGCTGCGTTTGCCCGTCGGGTTTTCTAAGTCGTTCTGCATGACTGGGCTCACGTTGTGGCAGCTCGGGAAAAGCAAGACGACGCGCGGCGCGTTCATCTCGAGCAGCGAAGATCAGGCGAGCAAGCCGCTGCTCGCCGTGCGTTCGTACATCGAGGATAGCCCGGAGCTCCGGCTCGTTTACCCGCAGCTTCTGCCGACGCAGCGCGACGGAGAGCCGTGGACGCAGACGGCCATCACGATCGATCGACCGTACGGCATTCGCGATCCATCGTGCGTCGCGCTCGGGCTCGATAGCAAGCGCCTACCGGGCTCGCGCCTGAACTGGGCGAACGTCGACGACATCCTCGATGAGCAGAACACGAGCACCGCGGAGCAGCGTCGCAAGGTAAACAAGTGGGTACTTTCGACGGTGGTCACGCGGCTCGGCGAGAAGGGCGCGCGCTGCTGCGTGACGAACACGCCATGGCATCCGGAGGATGTCACGTACGAGCTCGAGAAAATCGGATGGCCGAGCTGCAGCATGGACGCGTGGGGCAACGTCTTTTTCAAGAACGCCGACGACTTCGATTCGCCCGACATTCGACCGTCGCTCATCGGCGGCGACTCGGGAGTGCATCGACTCGTCGCGAATGATCGGCGTGAGCTCATCGAGCAAGCCGCCGAAGAGATGCGCGCGGGGGCGCTGTGAAACCAGCGGCGCTGTCGCCGAGCGATGCGGCGCTTGTGGCGTCGGAGAGCGCTGGCTGGGTCGACGCGCACGACATCGTGCCGCTTTGGCCGGGCAAGTTCCCGCGCGAGAAGCTCGTTGAGATCCGCACGATGATGGGCGGCGGCTCGGAGTTCGCGCGTGCGTACGGCAACCGGACGCGCGACGACACGAGCGCGCGCGTCAAAGACGAATGGATCCGAGCGGCGAAAGCACGCGCGCGCGAGCTCGACTACGACCGACCGCAGGCGCGATGGGAACGGGGCGGTGCGTTCACCGGCGTCGACCTCGCCGCGTCGCGCCGGAAGGGGTCGGACCTTTGCTCGGTGTTCACGTTCGCCGTGCTCGCTGATAATCGTCGCCTCGTGCTCGACGTCAACTCGGGGCGCATGGGCGGTCGCGCGCTCATCGAGCTCGTGCGGTCGCATCACGATCGGTTTGAGTCGATCGTGCGCATCGAGACGAACGCGTTCCAGGACTACCTCAGGCAGTGGTCGCTCGAGCTCGACGCGACGCTGCGCGTGCGCTCGCACGAGACGTCTGCACGCAACAAGCGCAACCCGCTGTTCGGCGTCGAGTCGCTGCTCGTTGAGCTCGAGAACGGTGCATGGCTCATCCCCGCGGACGAGCGCGGGCGCTGCGCGCCGGGCGTGCAGACGTTCGTCGACGACCTGCTCGCGTACACACCGAACGCGCACACGGGCGACACGTTGATGGCTGCATGGATGGCGCGCGAGCAGGCACGCGCGAGCGGCATGCTGCGCGCCGGGCGCGATTACTACGGGACGAGTGCGGCGGAGAGCATCGCCGCGCAGATCGCAGAGCGGTGACGGCATCATGGCGGACGTGCCGAAACTACTGCCGCCGACGAACGCGATCATCGAGCCGAGCTCCGAGCTCGAGCGTTTGCGTCGTGAGCTGCTCGAGCTCGAAGAACGCGCGCGCCCGCTCGTCGCTGGAACTTCGGAGGCTGCGCGTGTCGAGCTCAGCTTCGCGGCGCGTGCGCTCAATTTGCTCGAGGCCAAGCAACGCGGTGACGTCGAGCGTTCACGGAACGCGTGGCAGGAAGCTCGGAAACTTCAGCAGCTAGAAGAGCGGAATGCGTTGTTAGGCAAGCGTGTCACGCAGCTCGAGGGCATCGTCGTGACGGCGTTCATGCGCGCCGTGCGTGCGCTGTCGGGCGACATGCCCGTCGCGCAGCGGCAGGCTGAAGCTGCGACGCGGCTGATGACGGAAGCGATCGAGGCGCAGACCGCGCTCGAGAAAGCGCGGGTGCCGGGCACTGGGCTGCTCGACCGCGTGCGGCTGATGCTTGTGCGCATGCCCGACCCGGGTGTGGTCGACGCTGCAGGCGTCGAGGTGGCGGAAGCACCGGCGGCTATGCCCGCGCTTCCGCCCGGTGAGAGCGAATAGCTTGCGCGTCGGAGCATCATGAGCTAGTGTCGACTCTCGCCGGGCGCTGAGCTCGGTTTCACACGCCGCGCTGAGCGGCATGAAAGGTTCCCCCCAATGGACGGCAACTATCGGCGTTCGGCGAACGGCGCCCCGGTTTCGATCGAGAGTGTGCAGGAGCGCGTGCATCGCATGGTCGCAGAGCGCAACGCAGAGACCTGCAGGCGCGAGATGGAATGGCTCGACCAGCACGGCGATACGGCGTGCGTGCGCACGTCGAAGCGCAACGGCGTTTACGTCGCGAGCTTCTACGTCGACGGCGTTTGCGTGCGCAGCGGTCGCTCGCTCACGTCGCTGCAGGATGCGCGCGCTCAGGCGCTCATGTCCGAAGACGAGCCGACGAGGCCAGGGTGAGCGGCGCGCGCGACGACCACGACTCAGGATGCACGACGATGACCAGCAAGAGACAAGTCGAAGAGCTCGCGGCGCAGCACGATCGGAAGCTCGCCGCGGGTGCCGAGGCCGAGCGTGCGGCGGGCGACGCGATGCGCGCGATCGTCGAGGCGGTGCGTCCGGCGCTGCCCGCGCTCTGCTCGGCGATTCAAGTCGCGGGCATGCGGCGAGCTCGTGGGCAAGAGGAACGGATGTACGCTGATCCGCGTGAGCCGCGCGGCGTGCTGCTCGAAGATGGGTTTACCGAGGGGCCCGGCGACGACAGCGGTTCGCTCGGTGGCGAGCGTCTCTACCTGCTCGACGATGGGCGCTTCGCGTCGATCGCACGAAGCGGTGTTTGGCACGACGACCCCGAAAAGCCCGACCAGTGGGTCACGAAAGCGCGGGTGGTCGAGAGCGTGATCGGTGACGTCGAAGCTGCGGCTGTGCTCGCCCCGTCGCAGCTTGCCGAGCGGCTCGCTGAGCTCATCGAGCAGCAGCTCAAGGGCTCGGGCAACCGGCGCGCAGAGCAACTCGAGCGGCGCGCCGAGCGCCTGCGCGCGGTGGCGGTGCTGCTGCGGGAGTGATGTCGCGCCGCGTGGTGTCCGATCGGCAGCTCGACCTGTTCGCCTGGCAACCGAGCAAGGTCGACTGCTTTGGCCCGGTGTCACCGAACACGGGCGGTGGGCTGTCGGCTGTCGAGGCGGGCCGCGTGTTCGGTGGGCGCTCGTGCCTCATCGTCGGATGGCTCGTGCCGCACGGCGGTCCCGTGTTCTGTGCGCCGTGCCGGCGCGTGATGGTCGCTGCGGTGCCGGCCGAGCCGCTGTTCGAGTCGCGCTGCTCGGATGGTCGGCGGGACCCGGCGGCCGAAGTGTGGGTGTGTGCGTTGTGCGCACGTCTTTTCGAGGGGTCGCGCGCGCCGCACACTTTTTAGTTGCGCGTCGGCGCATGATGCTGCATGCTCAGTTGTGTCGACGGCGCTGAGCCGACGACGAGCCCGGCGCTGAGCCGGGGGAGGAGATTGCCCGATGTTCACCACGATTCCCGCGCCGACGACGACCCAATCTTTCGTCACGGTTCCGGCGCCGGCTGATGCCGCGCCCGCGATCAACACGCAGTACGCCGCGTATGTCGACGCCGAGCTGCGTCGCAACGACGTGCTCACGTACGACTCGTACGTGTGCTGGCTCCTCACCGAGGGCGTCCGCTACTCCGGCCGGGGTGCGCTGTGAGTCCGGCGCAGCAGCTGTTCGCGCTGCTCGAGCAGGCAGGGCTCGCGGCGCAGTGGCAGGTGATGGACAACCGCACGGCGGCGCCGTGTATCCGCATCACCGATCCGATGCACGTCGCGCGCGCGATGCTGCTCGCCTATCAACAGAGCCTCCCCGCCGCGTACTCGTTCGCGTGCACGGTCGGCCCTGACCGCACGGCGTTCTTCTATTGGCCGGCGCTCTCGCCCGACCTGTCGTTCCTTCCCGGCTGCGAGCTGCACGTCGAGGACGACGACACGGTGCAGCCGTTCGCGGTGTGGTTCGAGGACACGGTCATCGGCAGCGGTGCGACCGTCGAGGAAGCTGTCGCCAACGCGCGGCGCGAGGTTGAGAGCAACCCGCGCGTTTTCGGGGGTCTGTCGTGAGGCGCTTCGAAGACGTCATCATGCTCGAGAACGAGGCAGCGCTCGCGCTCGAGCTCGATGACCGCGAGGTCGTGACGGCCGTTTACGCTCAGGTACAACGCGCACGGGTCGGCGTGCTGCAGGGCGTGATCCATGCGCTGCCCGGCTCGATCGAGATGGCTGCTGCGAAGACGCGGCGCGACCGGCTGCAGCGGCTGTCGTCGGTGCTGCGCGCGCGGCTCGACACGTACCGCGACCGCGAGGCGCCGACGCTGCCGCCGCCGCCCGAGGCGAGTGCCGCGCTCGAGAGCGAACGTCGGCTGCTAGCTGCGATCGTGAGGGACGCATCATGAGGGGCATGGCGCTTGAGGCTCTGAGACTCGCGATCGGCGAGGCGCACGCCGCGGCGCGGTCGGGGCGCGGCGCGTTCGTTCACGAGCGCGCCGATGCGTTCGAGGTGAATGACCGGCCGCCGCCCGCGTGCGAGGTCTGCCTCGAGGTCGACGCCGCGGGCTTCGTGTTCGCGCGCACGGCGCGCTCGCGCTGCGAGCCCGCGCTTGGAACCGTCGACGAGGTGTGCGCGTGACACGCGTTCGCCGCACGCGCCGGCCGTACCAGATCGTTGAGGGAGTGCCCTGGTATCGGCACGTCATCTCGTTCCGGCTGCACGGGCAGAGCGGCACGCGGCGCCTGGTGCGCTGGTCGCCGGGTGCGCCGTGGATCTATGACGAAGTCGCGCGCGAGCTAGTCGGTCGGTTCGGCGCGCGCGTGGTGCCGGGGTCCGTCGATGTGAGGCTCGATCCGTGATGCGCACCTGCGAGATGATCGTCGACGTCGACACCGACGGCGAGTGCGGCGACCCGGCGGTCGCGCTCGCCTTCGGCGACCTGCCTTGCTGCGCCGCGTGTGCGTTGCTGCTGCTGAGCGAAGACGTGTTCGTCTCTACCGAGCTCGAGCTATTCGTGTTCGCGCCGATGCCGCGGCCGTTCATGGGGGAGCCGCGATGGCTGCTCAGCTAGGGCTCGAACCGAGCGCGGTGCGCGACGCGGTGCTCGCCGCGCTCGGTGTCACGAGCGCTGTCATCGTGCCGCACAACTCGCCGCTCGCGCGTTCTCCGGCGCTGTTCAACGCGCGCGCGTTTGCGATCTATCTCTGCCGCAGGCTCGGGCTGTCGCAATCGGAGACGGGGCGGCAGATGCTGCGCGACCATTCGTCGGTGGCATCGGCCGAGCGCCGCGTCGCGAACCGCGTGGCGGTCGAGCCCGAGCTGCGCGCGCACCTCGAGGCGGCCGAGGCGCGTGCACGGGCAAGTTTGGAATCGCGCGGATGCATATCGGTGCCGAGCGCCGCGCTGCCCGCGTCGACCGTGCCGGGGTCTGTGCCGGCCGAGCCGGTCGTGATGCTCGAGCGCCTGCTCATCGACGCCCGGGCCGGTCGGCTCAAGGCTACCCTGCTCGTGTTCGAGTCGAAAGAGGCTGCAGACGAATGGGCTGTCGCTTTTCGGTTGCGTGCTGACGCATGATGAACCATGCTCTCTTTCGTCGCTGGTGCTGAGCCGGTCGACGTTGCCTGGCGCTGAGCCGGCGGAAAGGTTCCCTTGATGCCTACCTCGTACATCTCGTTCGACCACCGTGACGCCCAACACCTGCGCGCGATGCTGCAGCAGCGTGCGAACGCCGGCCTGTATGTCGGCAGCTTCATCGAGCGGATCGACGCGATGCTGTTGCAGCACAGCGCCGACGTGTTTCGGCACGCGCGCAAGCGTCGCGAGCTCGAGCGCACGCGCGCGCAGCTCGCTGAGCGTCCGCTGCAGGTCGAGCTGCATCTCGACGGCTCGCCCGACTTCACCCGCAAGGGCTGGGCGCGCAAGGTGAAGGCGATCGGCGGCCGGTACAGCGAATGCCGCGGCATCGATACGCGCCGTTTCGTGACGCTGCCTGCGAGCGATGAGGGCTTGAAGCTCGCGGCCGAGCTGTCGAAGGCGTTCCCGGATTACAAGGGGCGCGTGCTGTGGATCGGTCGCTGCGGTCAGCACGGCGACGACTACTCGATGACGATGCTGCCGAGCGTCGTGTTCGGCGACCTGCTCGTCTCGCAGTTCCTCGATGCATACCGGGCGAACGCGGCTGCGTCGCAGAAGCGGAGCGCGTGATGGACGCCGAGTTCGTGATCGAGGTCGACGCGAGCGCGGTGACGCCGAGCAGCTGCATCGACATCGAGGGCGCGGTCGACATCGACGTGACGGTGCGGCTCGGTGAGCGCAGCATCGACGGCGAGATAACGCTCGTGCCGCGCGAGGCGGACGGCGTGCTCGATTCGTGGGGAGGCTCGCCCGACTACTGGATGACCGGCGCTCTGCTCGCCGAGCTGCACCGGCTCAGCGATGCCGACTTCCGCCGCGCGTGCCGTGAGCTCGTGTCGGCCGGGCGAAAGGCGGCGGAGTGACGATGGCACGCGCCCTAGATCGCAACGCGGTCGACGCCATCCTCGACCAGTTCGACGAAGACGAAGACCCCTCGCGCGCGCTGGCCGACCTGCTCGACCGGCGCGGCGCCTGGGACTGGTCGGACGGTTCGGAGCACGAACCATCGGACCGGCTCGCGATTATCGAGTCGACGGGTGCCGTTTGGCTCGTGTACCGAGGCACCGAGCCGGACAGCGCTCGCCGCTACGGTTCGCGGGCCGAGGCACGCGCCGCGTTGCAGGAGCAAACCGAGCGGGTTTCAGGTTGACCCGTGACCGGTGTTCGCTTTTCGGTTGCGCGCTAGCGCAAGATAGACCATGCTCTCTTCTGTCGCTGGCGCTGAGCCGGCGGCGGTAACCCCGGCGCTGAGCCGGTAGGAGTTCGAAAGATGACCACGAAGCACATCACGTTTCTCGAGACGACGGCCCGTAACCTCCGCGCCGACGGCCAGTTCGACGCGGCGAACATCATGGAAGAAGCGGCGAACGCGCTGCGCGTCGGCTTCGTCGATCGCTCGGGTCTGCCGGCTTTCTCCGGGCTCAAGCAGCAATGAGCGACGACCGCGCTGCTCGCGCCGCCGCGATTCGTGCCCGTATGGACGAGTCGCGCGCGGCGCGCATCCGCGCTTGGCGCGAGCTCTACAGCGTCGAGGCCTTCCGGCCGTCATTCCCGAGGCGGATGCCTCTCACCGATTACCCGATGCGCGGGCCCTCCGGCTCGCTCGTCACGCACTGTGTGGTGCCCTGCCCTGTCGACTCCGACGGCGGGCGCCTTGTCCGTTACGTCTGCGAGGACGGGACTACTTGGCTCGAGGCCCGTCCGCATAATTTCCACGAGCTGAAAGTGAATCTCTGATGTTCCGCTACACCCGTTCCGCTGTTGCCCTGTTCCTCGTGCTCGTGTCGCAGGCTTGCGCCGTCGACGGCGTCGAGTACGCCGAGCCCGAGCCGTTCGCGCCCGAGTGCGCGCGCACTGAGGCGCTCGACGACTACTGCGCGCTCAACGACCCCGAGCGGCCGTACGGTTTCAGCTGCTCGAGCGATCCTGCGGAGCTGCCCGAGCACTGCGTCGACCACTACCCGTCGAGTCCTCTCCCCGGTGGCGCGCGCTGCTGCGGCCCGGTGCGGCGGTGAGCGCGCGCGAGGTGGTGCTGCACGTGCCGGCGACGGTGCGTGAGGGCGAGCTCGCGCTGCGCGAGGTGCTCGGTGAGGCGACCTGCGAGGACGGGCGCCGCGTCGAGGTGGCGGTCGCGGGCGCCGCGGTGCTCGTGACGGTGAGCCCGGTTGGCCCGATGGGCTGGCGCACGTACCGGCTCGAGCTCGAGGCGCTCTGCGCGACGGTGCTGGGCGCCGAGAGCGCCGACGCCGAGGACATCACCGACGAGCAGATCGCGGCGCTGTCGGCCGAAGCTGCCGAGGCGAGCGACGTTGAGCAGGTTGAGCTTTGCCGGCGTGCGCTCGAGGGCAACGCCGACGCGCGCGCCGCGTGCGCTGCGGCTCGCGCTGCGTGTGCTGCTGCGCGGGCTTCAGCTCGAGGGGCACGCGAATGAGCGAACGGCGCCAAGCCCTGCTCGAGCTCGTCAAGAACCTGCCTGAGGACTTCGCGCCCTACGGCACGCGCGAGCGCACCATCCCCGACTGCTCGCACGGCTGCCGGTTCGCGCTGCCGCTCGCGGGTGAGCTCGGTGCCGACTGGCTCGTGTGCTCGAACCCTGCGAGCCATCGCGCCGGCCTGCTCACGTTCGAGCATCAGGGGTGCGAGAAGTTCGAGCCTGATGCGTTCATCGGCGTCGACTTCGCCAAGCCGAACGCCGAGCACGCGGTGCGTATCGTGCGCGAGCTCAAGCGGGCAGTACGCGACGCGGCCGACCTCTACTTCGGAGGGCCGCGCATCGCGCAGCCCCCGCCCGAAGCTCCCCCGCTACCGCCGACCTTCCGGCTCGTCTGCTCCGGCTGCGACAACGTTTGGCGGCAGGTCATCCCTGCCGGTGAAGCATTCCCGCGCTGCCCGCGCTGCAACGCCGAGGACGTGTTCGACGCCAACGACGGCGGCTGGCCCTGTGCGGCGCCGGGCTGCGACGTAAAGGTCGGAGCCAACTACCAAGGCGTCTGCGACGACTGCAAGGCGGAAGGGAAGCTCCCCCCATGAGCCGCCGACGAAACCCCGAGCCCGGGCCTGGGCTCAAGCTCTGCTACCGCTGCGACACCATCAAGCCCCTCGACCAGTTCTTCGCCGACCGCGGGCACTGGACGGGCAGGCAGAGCCGCTGCAAGGCCTGCGACGCCGAGCGGCAGAACCCAAAACTCAGGCACCGAGCGAGCGAGGCTGCCGAATGAAGCGCTTCGTAGGACCGCGCCGCCGCTCTCTCATCGGCGCGCGCGTCGTCATCAAGCAGCTCACGATCGACTACTCGCTTTGCGCCGGGCAGGTCCGGCGCGTGGTCGCGCAGCGCTCCGATAGCGTCGACCTCGCCGACCCTTTCAATGCGCGGCGGGTGTGCGCTCACCGCGTGCCTTTCGAGCACGGCGGTAGGCCCATGTTCGAGGTGTTGCCGACCGACGTCAGGATGCCGCGCTCCGACGAAGAGCACGAGGCTCGAGGGCCGGACACATGCGTGCCCGATGAGTTCAATTTGCAGGCGCTGCCGTCGAGCTTGCGTCTCGCGCTCGCGCGCTTCCCGCACATCGCGGGCCGGCGCTGGTATCGGTTCTGGCTGGCGCCCATCGGCACCGACCGGGCGGAGTCGACGTGTCACGTGTTCGCGCCGACGTGGGGCGAGGCGCGCGGGACCGCGTGGGTCGAGCTCGGGCTGAACCGGCCGAGCGTGTACGAGCGGTTCGCGCTGCGCTGGGAAGGCGACGACGCCTGATGCCTGAGCTCGTGAGGCTGACCGTGTGGGTCGCCGAGCAGGGCGGCGCCTGGCACCGCGTCAAGGCGAGCTACGGATCGCATTCGTCGACGTGCTGCGGTGTCGAGCTCGAGAGGCCGCGGCTGCTCATTGCCGCGCGTCGCTCGCCGCGCACCGTGGCGGCTGACCTTGGGTTCGCCGAGATGAGCCGGCAGCCGTTCTGCGTGGAGTGCAAGGGCGCATCGGCATCATCGAGTCGATGACGAAAGCCAAGGCGCCGAAGCCGCGACGGTTTGCCGAAACGACGAGCGTGCCGGTCGAGCGCACGCGGGCGCAGCTCGACGCGCTGCTCGCGAAGCACGGCGCGAGCGAGCGGGCGACCTACGTCGACGACAAGACCGGCCTTGCCGCGGTGCAGTGCCGGCTGCAGGAGCGGATGATCCGGTTCGAGGTGCGCGTGCCGCAGGACATCGAGGTGCCACACCGCCGGCGCGGGAAGTCGCGCGAGCAGTGGCGCCGCGAGCGGCTCGCGCAGCTCGAGCGGCAGTCGTGGCGGCGCCTGCTCCTGCTCGTGACGGCGAAGCTCGAGGCCATCGCCGACGGCATCACGACGGTCGAGCGCGAATTCCTCGCCGACATCCTGCTGCCCGACGGGCGTCCGGTGCACTTGCTCGTCGCCGACTCTCTCGAAGAGAGTTACCGGACCGGCAAGACGCCGCGGCTCTTGCTGCCTGGGATGGTCGGGTGAGCGACGACGGTGAGCACGTATGGTCCGAAGACCTGCGCGTCGGCGACGTGCTGCGCGTGTGGTGGGCGCCGGGGCGCGACACGATCGTGAGCTTCACCGACTACCGCGGGCCGCTCGCTGAGCTGCAGGGCGCGCGCATCGCGCACTTCGCGATGCTTCCCTCGGGCATGACGCTTTGTCCGCGCGATTGGTTCGTCGTGCTTCACCGCGGTTTGGAACCGCGCGATTCCAAACCGGCGGCATCGTGTCGCCGATGACCCTGTCGAAGGATTGGTTTCGCTCGGCGACGAGGGCGCTGTCGTTTCAGTGGCCTGTGCCGCTGTTCATGGCGGCGCTGCCGCCCGAGCACCTGAAGCTTGTGGAGAACCGCAAGCGCGCGCTGCCGCTCGAGCATCGAGTCGTTTGGATGCACGTCTCGCAGCGCCCATCGCGCGCTGCGTTCAAGGCGTACTGCGAGCTCGCGGCGCGCGCGGGCGTGCCTACCGAGCTTGTGCCCGAGTACGACTGCGGCGCGTTGATCAAGGGCCGCGTCGCTCCGCCGTACGGTTCGATCGTCGGGCTGCTGCGGTTCGGCATACCCCTCGGCGTGTACGACGGCGTCGTGCGTGGCCCGCAGGACCGATGGCGCATCGCCGGGCAGCACGGTTACTCGGTGCTCGATTACGCGCCGCTGCCCGAGCCAGTGCCGTGCAGGGGACAGCTCGGCCTGTGGCGCGTGCCCGAAGACATCCGGCTTCCCGAGGTGCGCTCGCTCCGTTGGCGCGCATCATCGGGGACATGAGCAAGGGCAAGAGGCTGCGGCGCCGGCTCGCTGCAGCGGAGCGGTCGGGCGAGGCGGTGAAGGCAGAGCGGGCGAACGCGGAGCGAGGCGCCGCAGCGGCAGCGATTCCCTACTCGACGGCGACGGCGGCGACGCTGAGCACGGCCACGCCTCGCACCATCACCAAGGCCACGAGCCGCTATCGCGCGCTTGCGCATGCGGATGCGCCCCCGGGCAGCCGCACGATGTCGCAGGCGTACATGGCGGGGAAGCTGCAGCGCGACGGGTACCAGGCCGAGCGCGCGCCGGACCCTCTCAACGTCGCGCTCACGCGAAGCGGACACGCCGCGCTCACGCTGCGCACCGATGACCTCGAGGCGATCGTCGCCGAGCAGCCGGCGCTGCACAGCGACGCCATCGACGAGCTCATCGCCAAGCAGCCGGCGATGCAGAGCGAAGATGTGCGCATCGGTGCCGCGGTCACCATGGCGGCGACGATGCAGCCAGGCTCCGCCGGCAAGCCCGAGCAGATCGCCGACGCGTTCGCTGCCGACGTCGAGCGCGACATCGTCGAAGCCGTGCGCGAGTCGACGCTCGAGGTGCTCGAGGAGATGCCGAAGCTCAGGCCCGTGCGTGGCCGCACGTCGGTCGACCACACAGTCGCGCTGAGGAAAGAGATCCTCAGGCGCGTGCGCGCGAAGCTGCCGCCTCTCGATCGCGTCGCGATGGATCTCGCGAACACGTTCGATCGCATCGTCGACCTGCTGCTCGATGAGGTGCTCATCGAGGCCGAGTTTGGCGAGCTCCGGCCGTCGATCGGCAAACTTCGTGAGCTCGAGCGCGAGCATCCGGCGATGCTCGCGCGCATCGCCGAGGCGATGGCCAACGCGCGGCAGGCCGCGGCACGCGCGCCGATCCCGCCGAACGCGAAGACGCCGAGCAACGTCGAGGCGACGGCGATGGCGACGGCGTACGTGTTCCGGCCGCTGTGGCGCCTCGAGAAAGAGCTCGGCGAGGGCGGGCACGAGCTCCTGCAGCGTGTGCTCGAGCGCGAGGCGAACCGCTCACCCGCGCTCGCGAAGCTCAGGCATCTTGGCAAGGTGCTCTTCTACGGCGAGCCCGACATCGAGCTCGCACCCAAGGCCGTCACTGCGATGCTCGACTTCGTCGAGCTGTGGCTCGACAGCAGCTTCGCGCGGCTCGAGGTCGGGCACCGGCTCGCTGCCGCGCTCGCGCTCACGGACGTGCCCGATACGGTCGAGGTCGGCGCGCCATGGAAGGCGTGGTCGCTCACGCTGCCGGACGGGCTGCTTGATACCCCCGAGCTCGGGCGCAACACGACACGCCGCGTGTGGTGCGTCGGCGCCGAGCCGGTCGCGCTCGTGCTCGAGCAAGGCACCGTGCTGCACATCGACGATGTGACCGATGCGGTCGGTGCTTACGGCGGTCGCCTCTTGCCGACGATCCGCGCGCTCGTGCGCGGCTGCTGCCTCGCGCTCAGTGAGCCCGACGAGTTCCGGCGCGAGCGCGGCGCGAGCGAGGGAACGAGCCGCTCGGCGAAGGGGCGCTCAGGTCCGCCCGAGCTCGAGCAGGCGCGGTTCGTCTTGAGCAAGCCGCTCGAGCTCGACCTGCGCAGTGAGCTCACCGAGCACCTATCGGGGCGCCGGCGCGGCGCGGGCGGCGGAAGCCCGAAGGTGCAGTTCCTGGTGCGCGGGCACTGGCGACAGCAGGTGCACGGGCCGCGGCGCAGCCTGCGCAAAACGATCTGGATTCAGCCTTTCTGGAAAGGGCCTGAGGAGTCGCGTGTGCTGCTCCGTCGGGCCGTGGTGGAAAAGTCATGAGCGTGAGACTCACAGGCCTGCGATGCTCGACGTGCGGCGCGACACTTGCGGTGCGTGCGAGCGACGATCCGCTCGTCACGGCGAAAGAGATGCGGGCTTTCTACGCTGAACACAGCGCGCACGGGACACCCGAGCTCATGGACGGCGAGCGAATCATCGGGCTCGTGCTGGTGAAGTCGTGAGCGAGAAGCCGCTGACCGCGTTTCAGTGCGAAGTGCTCGACTGCATCGCCGAGGGCCGCTCGCCGTTCGGGCTACGGCGATATTCGCGGCACGTCACGCGCACGCTCGGGCTGCTCATCGACCGGGCGCTGTTGCGTTACAGCGCGACAGCGCCGGCTGAGCTGACGCCGGCCGGCGACATTGCGCGGCAGCTCGCGAGGAAGCGCGCGCCGTGATGGGCGGGTTGTTTGAGGTCATGGTCTGCGTCAGCGTCGCGTGGGTCGTGACCGATGTCGTGGCGACGTTCTGCGGGTGGCGCGGATGAGAGGTGGCTCGTGAACGTTATCGATCTAATCGATTGCCTGCTGTGCGTTTTCGTTGCTTGGGTTGTAGCTAACGACATCGCGGTCGACTTAGGTTGGCGATGAGCTGCCGCTGCGCGTGCGGCATCCTCCGAACCATGACTCTCGTTCACACCGCGCGGCTCGTTGGCGTCGAAGGCGAGCATCTCACCATCACCGCGAGCGCTGCCGCGAATGACGCTCTGCTGCTCAATCGGTACGCGTTCCCCAACTACGGCGGCGATTCGATGCGCGTGCGCGAGGCGACGGTTCGTGTGAGCGCGGCGCTAGTCGCGAGCGATACCGCCGTGCTCGGCAAGCCGCCGGTCGCGTTCGACGTGAAAGGTCTCGATTACGGCTTTGACCTCGCGCTCGCAGTGGCGGATGCCACGTTCGACGATGCGAGCGCGATGCTCGAGATCGGTTGCGTCGCGTCGCTCGGGCTCGGCGGCGAGCTCCGGCCGGTACGCGGTTGCCTTGCCCGCGTGAAGGCCATCGCCGACACGGGCGCCTGCCGCACAGTCGTGGTGTGCGATGAGGACTTGCCCGAGGCGAGCCTCGCCGAGAACGTCACGGTCTACGGCGCGCGGCATCTCAGGCCCGTGCTCGAGTTCGCGCGCACGGGGCGGCCGGGACACGGGCTCACGTTGGGCGCACGCACGACCCTCACACCCGAGCTCGACAACGAGCGGCAGTGGTCGACGATGCCGGTGCCTGTGCTGCCCGAGCAGGTGCCGCGCACGGGCGACGTGCTGCTCATCAGCCCGAGCTACGTGTCGAACGAGTACCGCGTGAGCTCGGTGGCGCGCGCGGCGCTGTACGAGCTCGGCGCGCTCGGGCCGTTGCAGGCGCTCGAGGTGCTCGCCATCCGCTCGGCCGCTGGAATCGGGATGGCGCCGGCGGGCGCGGTGCGGCCGGCGCGCGCGCCACACTGCTCGGTGAGCGAGCGGGGGCTCATCGGGTTCGAGCTGACGCCGACGATCTGGTCGTTCGGTGAGGTGTCGATGGCGACGCACGGCGTGCTCGTGCTCGATGAGCTCGGCGACTGGCGAACGTCGTCGATCGAGGCAATGGCGCGCGTGCTCGAGCAGGGGCACGTCAAGTATCGGCGTGCCGACGGCGTCGAGGTGCGGCTGCCGGCGCGCCCGGCGCGCATCATCGCGTCGACGCTGCCGTGCCCGTGCGGTCGGCTCGGCTCGCCCGAGGGTCGCTGTACGTGCAAGGCGGAGCACGTCGACGCCTTCCGTGCGCGCGTGACGAAGCACGCGCAGCTGCTCAAGCTGAAGACGGTGAGCCTGCCGTGAGCGAGAAGCCGATACAGCTCGCGCCGGCGGTACCGCCGGCCATCGTGGCTGAGGTCGTGAGCGTGCTCGAGAGCGCGCTCGCCGAGGCGAAGGCCGGCAAGTTTCACTCGGTGGTTGTGCTCGCCGACGGTGGCCGCCGAACGTACTGGCAGCGGGGCGGTTCGCAGGACCTGCCCGTGCTGCTGTTCGCGATGGAGCAGTGGAAAGCCAGCGTTCTACGCGCGTGTGAAGTGGCCGATGAGGAAGGGACGACGCCGTGACAACCCGGTCTTTGGAATCGCGCGATTGCATATCCCGCCCCGACCGGGGCATGCGTGGCGTGGTGCTCGACGCGCTGTTCGCCCATCTCGGCGCGAGCGCCTGCGAGGCCGTGCGCTTCACGTTCGAGTGCATGGCCGTGGCCGAGACGGTGCTCGCCGAGACGGGAGAGCAGCGCGCGACGTTCGCGCTTTTGCAGCCGACGCGGCCGCTGCTCGGCAAGGCGCTCAGCACGTACCGGGCGCACTGCTGCGAGCTCATCGAGCGCGTGCAGCGCGGCGAGGACACGCGCCCGGCGACCGACGCCGAGGTGCTCTGCGCGCTGCTCGACGGCTCGCTCGTTGCGCCTCCGACCGCGGCGCTTGCGGGCCTCGCCGAGGAGCTGTTCTCGCGCGTGTTCGGCGAGCTGCCCGCGGGCGTGGACGCTGCGACGACGCCGCGTGAGGCGTGGCCGGGCGAGCGCGCCGAGAGTCTCGCCGAGCTCCGACGGCGCTTCTCGCAGAAGTGGCGGTCGCTGTGAGCCGCGACGACGAGGCCGAGCTCTACCACTGCCGCGCGCGCTGCCTGCGGGAGACGGACCGCGCGTTGTTGATTGAGCTGCAGCCGACGGACGACGAGCTCGATCGCGTCGAGCGGTGGATCCCAAAGAGCCTGGTGCACGACGACAGCGAGGTGTTCGACGCCGGCGAGCACGCCGAGGGGACGCTCGTCGTTGAAGGATGGTGGGCTGCCGAGAAGGGCCTGCCGTGACCGTGAAGGTTTGGCATTGCCTGCTCATCAGCTCGGTCGTCGGCACGTCGACTGCGCTGATGGGGTCGACGTGCAGCCGTGAGCGCGAGCAGCGATTCGAGCGCGCGCTCGAGTGCATCCGCCGCGAGGGCGTGCCCGTGCAGAACCTTGCGAGCACGGGCTACGGCGACGACGTCGCGTGCCTGCGCCGCGATGCCCTGATGCGGTGAGCATCATCGGTCTCATGTACGACTACGCCAAAGAGAAGTCGCGCCTGTTCACCGATGACGGGCAGGTGATGTTTCTTCAGATTCGCGATCGGGTGCGTGAGCTGCTCGCGGTTGCTGGCGCTGTGCGTGTGGTCGAAGCGCTGATGACGTCGACTGGTGATTCGTACCTGATGCTCGCGTGCCTTGATCGGATGGTCGAGCTCGGTGAGATCAGGCTCGTGCAGCAACCATGCGTCGCGACGCAGGAGCGGGTGTACGTGCGCGGCTCGTTGCCTCGGTGAGCATCATCGGGGGTATGCAAAGCCATCCCCCGACTCTCTGGTACGAAGACCACGAAGGGCGCCGCTGGGTTCCGCCGCAGGGTGGTTCGCTCGTTGACCCGCCGCACGGCTTCTGTTTCATGCGCGTGCGCGAGGTCGCGATGCACGAGACGGTGCATCAGCTCGCGGCCGTAGCTGACCCCGACGGCGAGCAAAGCGAGACGCGCCTGCTGATGCGCGGCACGGCCACGTACAGCCCGGGCCTCGTGCTCGCGCTCGTGAGGCCGACGCTGCGTGAGCGGCTGCGCTCGCTCTGCCGCGGTTACCTACGCGCGCCGCGCCACGGCTTGCGCGAGGCGCAGCTCATCGCGGCGGTCGCGTGTGAGCGCTGCGCCAACGAGCTCGCGCATCGCGCCGGCGCAGCGTGGGGCTATCGCAAGGGTTCCGACGAGTGGCTGCGTGCGGGCACGCGCTGCGAGCTCTGCCGCCCGAAGTGTTACGTCGAGGCGTCGTGAGCGAGCCTCGCTTCCGCGTGCTGCTCGTGCTTGTCGCGCTTGCCGCGAGCGTTGCGGCAGCATCACTTGTCGCGTACCTCGCGCACCTGGATGAAGTCGAGAGCGAGCTGCTGCTGCGCGGAGCGCCGTGAAAGGGGATTGACGATGACGAATCGAACCGACGAAGACCTCAAACGCGAATTCGCTAACGGCTTCCTGCGCGACCAGTCGGGGCGAGATGATCTCGACAACCTCGGGCGGCGCGCGGTGTACGACCTCGGCAGGTTCGACGAGCGACGCGAGTCGACGAAGCTGGCGCCGCTCAACAAGTTACACGAGGCATGGCGAGAGAGGATTCGCGGATTGCGCGAGGACGGGTACACGAACCCGCAAGTATTCTTCGAAGAAATGGCTGACGAATTGAGCGAGGCGCTGCGGTTGTGCGCGGAGTCTCCGGTGCAGCCGGAAGCGCAGCCGATGGTCGAGCCTGTCGAGCCGCTGTTCGGTGTCGAGCGCGACCTCGCCGGGCTGCACGCGGCGGCTGATGCGCAGCTCGAGCGCGACGAGCAGTTCATGCGCGAGCTCGCTCAGGTCGTGAACCGGAACGGCGCCGAGCGGCACAGCAACACGCCGGACTTCGTGCTCGGCGAATTCCTATTCGAGTGCATGGCCGCGTTCGACCGCGCGACGGTGGCGCGCGAGAAGTGGTACGGGTGCGGTAGCAGAGCGAAGCCGCACACCGACGAGAAGGTGCGCGCCGCGATCGCGTTCTGCCGTGAAAAGTTCAGGAACGACGGCGCCGCGGGCGAGAGCGTGCACGTGCTCTGCGACGCGCTCGAGGCGTTGGACGCGCGAATCCTCGCCGCGGTGAAGGCGCGCGACGAGTTCTGGCAATCGACCGTCGATGGCGCTCGGCAGCTCGCTGAGCGCGTGCAGAACGAGAACGCCGTGCTGCGCGACAAGGCGGCGTGCAAGTTTCCGCCGCCGGGCTGGCATTGCATTCGTGTCGCTGGTCACACAGGGCCGTGCGCCAAGATTGCAGACACCGACCCGATCGTCGTCACGCGCGGCGACTCTGCGACGTGCACGGTTCCGCCGCCGGGCTGGCGCTGTACGCGCGAAGCTGGTCACGAGGGGTCGTGTGCTGCGGAGCCGTCTAACGACGAGGTGATGTCAGCCGTAGAACTGGGCCGAGTGCACGGCGCTGTTGACGCTCTAGAAGAGTACCGGCGCCGCATGCAGCGCGAGCCTGCGTGTCAGCGTGTGAGCGACGAGAGCATGCAAGCAGCGGTGTTCGTGCTCGAGCGGCTTCTCGGCGAGCTGCGCGTGTTGCGCGGGAAAACGACGCGCGCAGCAGATCGAGCCTTCCAACCGCCGGCCGAGGTCAGCGGTGCGCCGTCGTGGGTAGAACTGAATCGGCTCTATTGGGATGCGGTGCGAATCATCAACGAGCAGCGTGCTGAGCTCGATCGAGCCGCATCGGGCCGAGCGACGGCGAGCACGGCGCGGGAGTGGATCCCGTGCTCGGAGCGGATGCCAGAAGAGAACCAGAGCGTCACCGCCTGGGCACCTCCCGACGCCGCCGGAGACGAGCCGGGGAAGGGAGCGGAGGAGTGAGTCGCGCGAGGAGGCAGCAGAAGAAGCGAGCACGACGCGGCGCGCTCAGGAACACGCTCCTCGCGCTCTCTGCCGTCATGGGGAGATGCGCGACGCTACTCGCTCGGCTCGACTTCACCAATCTCGCCACCCCGCCGAAGGGAGCGCAGAAGCCATGAGCGGTATCACCATCGTGGGCGAGGTCGTGGCCGAAGCGACGGCCGAGCTGCGCGCTGAGGTCGAGGCTACCGCCGCGCTGCGCGCCGAGCTCGAGGCAGTGAAGCGAGAGCGCGACGAGGAGAAGCGCGAACGGCACGCGGCTGTGCTGGAGATGGCGAAGGCGCGTCGGCGCGTGGCGGAGATCGAAGGCTCGCTCGATTACTGGATGGCGGGTGAGCTCGAGGCCTTCCTCGCCGAGCGTTCGAGTGGACTGGCCGCGAAGGTTTGGACGAAAGCAAAGAGGCTCGAGCAAGAGCTGAAGGCGGTGCGCACGTCGCTTGTGCTCGCGCTCGGCTCCGAGCTCGTCGCCGACCTGAGTCTCGATCGGTGCGTCGACGTGCTGAACCGACGCGGTACGAAAACGCGTGCGCGCGTTGGTGAGCTCGAGAGCGCTACGCGCGCGTTCTTGGACGCCGTCGATGCGTGTGTACAGGAAGCTGCAGGGAAGTCGTCGGCAGATCCTGAGATGCCGCTCGTGCGTTACGCCAACGCGATGAAGCGTCTGAGCGCCGTGCTCGAAACGAAGCCGGTGCCGCCGCACCCCGACCCTGGCTGCGCCACGTGCGCGGCAGGAGCGCCGTGCGTGCGACATCTCGACAGCAATCACCCGACGCTCGCCGCGGCTCGCAGCGCTGCGGCTTCCGAGCCGTGCGTTATGTGCAGAGGGCGCGGCTACTTGATCAACGAAACGTTCGCGCGCCGGCACAATCCCGAGCGCGGCTCAATGCCATGTCCAACGTGCCGGCCGCAGAAGACGGAAGCGACATGAACGACGACACACCGAAGCGTGCGAAGACGGCCGACATGTTGGCGATCGAGCTCGTGCGCGAATACAGCGTCGAAATCGCGCCGGCTCCGTACCTCGGCGTGGAATTAGCTGCGAAGATCCGCGCGAAGCTCGACGCCATCAACGTCGCGTACGATCGCGAGAAGACCTCGAGATCAGAAGCGTTAACCGGGCAGCGGCTCTGGTCGGCGCTCGAGTCTCTGTTCGAGAGCTCGGTGCTGTCGCCGTGGAAGCTTCTCGGATCGGAGATGCGTGCGCGTGTCGCGGCGGTCGAGGCGTCGCTCATCGAGGAAGGTTGGCAGCGCGCGAGCGAGGACGAGAGCGCGCTCGTCAAGGGCGCGCTCGACGAACAGGCGCGGCTCGAGGGCGAGGTCGCGAAGCTTCGCAAGCAGCTCGAGTCGCTAACCTCGTTCATGCGCGAGCACGGCGAGGTCGTGTTGCTCGCGATCGGTGGGGTTTTACTTGAGCAGCGGCGTGACCGTTGCGACGGCAGCGCCGCGAAACGAGCGTACGATGCGCTCGTTCCCCTGCTGCCCGAGCTGCCGTTCGAACCGGCGCCGGTCGAGGGCGTCGGTGGTGAGACTGCGACGCGGATGCGAGCCGAACGCCTGCAGCATCGCGATGCGCTCGAGCGGCGCCGGACCCGTACCGCGCCGACGCCGGACGAGGTGCGCGACTCGCGGCACTGGCAAGGCAGGCACGAACCGAACGCGTACGAGCGGCAGGCGCAGCAGATGAAAGCCGTGTTCGATGCAGCCGAAGCACGCTTCCCGGACACACGCAAAGAGCTGCGCGACCTCGACACGCGCGTGCGCCGCGTCGAGGATGCCGCGGGTATCCCACCTGGTATTCCGTGGTCGAAGTACGAGAAGCCGCCGCAGGAGTGAGCAAGCGCGGCGCGCGCGCCGTGATACGCTGCGCGCGATGTTGCAGAAGATTCTGTTTTCCCTGCTCGTTCTCGTCATCCCGTTCGCCTGCGCTTCGCGCGACCCGGAGCCGCCCCCGCCGACCGACGCCGGCACCACCACGGACGCGCTCGCCGACTGCGAGCCGGGGCCGCGGCTTTGCTTCAGCGACACCGGCGTCAACCCGACGCTCGCCGGCGTGGCGCTCGCTTCTGCGCGTGAGCTGCGGCGCTGGGATCCGGCACGCGACTTGACGGTCGCTGCGCCGGGCGCGGCCGGTACGACGTACGAGGTCGTGGTGCTGTCGGAGTCGGCGAAGGGCGCTTGCCGCCCGGCGGGCTGCCCGCAGCTGACGGCGTTGCTCGGCCTGCAGCACCCCGACGCTTCGCAGACGATCGACGTGGCGACGTTCGACCCGGTTCGCTTCCGCGCCGCGCTGGTGTCGGGCGTTACGCGGCAGAAGGCGTTCGAGCAGTACCTCGCGAAGACTCACCCGGCCGAGCTCGGGCCCGACCACGAGCTGTCGAGTGAGAGGCCGCGCCCGAAGGCGAAAGACCAGTGCGGCGTTCGGTTCGTGTTCAAGACGGCGGCGCCGGGCGGCGGTCGCCTCGCGAAGCCCGAGCTCATCCGGAACCGGATGCTCGCGTACGGCGGCACGGAGAATCCGTACCTTGCGTTCGACGTGCGCGGGCGTCGTGCTGCAATCGACCCCATCGACGGCGACAACGCGCCGCCGACCACGACGACGGGCGGCTGCCAAACGTACGAGCTCGACCGCGTGTGGGATCCGTCGGGCACGCTGCTCGGAAAGTGCTGCGTGACGCAGGCCGGGCAGAACGGCGCGCTAGTTCCTGTGCAGCGCGCCGAGGGCTACGTCGGTTGCAAGGCGGGCGCGACGCCGACGCGCTGAGCGGCCAGCATCATGGGGGGCATGACGACCCCCGCACAGAAGCCCATCGCCGAACAGGTACTCGAGCGCGCGCTCGCCCTGGCCGGTGATGGGCTTTGTCCGTTCTGCGAGATGAAGTGCAACGGCGGCCGAGAGCTCACGGCCGTGCACGAGAGAGGATGCATTCTCGCGGGCGTCGCGTCCGACGCGCCGAGCGAGAGCGCTGCGCCGAATGATTCGATCGCAGCGGTGTTCGAGTGCGGCGTCGATCCGTACGTCGAGTTCGCGCGCATCATCGCATCGAAGCTGACGCGCGAGCAGCTCATTGCGCTGGCCGAGGCGCTCGACGAAGACGTGCACATGGAGTTCGAGGCGGCGATTCAGGCCGAGTGCCAGAAGATCGCGCCCGAGCTGTACGGTGACGAGCCGACGCGCTCGTGACCTGCTTCTACCTCGGCACGCATCACCCGCACTGGCTCGGCCGCGTCGACGTTCCGCTGTTCGTCTCGCGCCGTTCGCTCGCGAAGCGCCGGTCGTTGCCACGCGCGAGCGCGCCGTGGGCGCTCGACTCGGGCGGCTTCACCGAGCTGCAGCTACACGGGCGCTGGACGCTCACGCCGGCGGAGTACGCGGCCGAGGTGCGGCGGTACCGCGACGAGATTGGGATGCTCGCGTTCGCCGCGCCGCAGGACTGGATGTGCGAGCCGGCGATCATCGGCGGCGGCACGGTCGGGCGGCAACGGTTCGCGGGCACCGGGCTGAGCGTCGCCGAGCATCAGCGCCGCACGATCGAGAACTACCTTGAGCTCTGCTCGCTCGCGCCCGAGCTGCCGTGGATTCCGGTCGTGCAGGGCTACTCGCTCGGCGACTACTGGCACCACGCCGATGACTACGCGCGCGCCGGCGTTGAGCTCGACCGCGTGCCGCTCGTCGGCATCGGTAGCGTCTGCAGGCGGCAGGGAATGGGCAGCGTGGGCGGCGCTATCGCGGGGCTCGCGTCGAGCGGAGTTCGGATCCATGCGTTCGGCTTCAAGCTGCGCGGGCTCGAGACGACGGCGCGTTTCATCGCGTCGGCCGACTCGCTCGCGTGGTCGCAGAACGCGCTGAGGAACCCGCCGCTTCCCGGGCACACACACAAGACCTGCGCGAATTGCGTCGAGTACGCGCTCGAGTGGCGGCAGGGCGCGCTCAGGGCGATCGAGCGCGGGATGCAGCTCGACGCATCATGAGGCCATGTGGTTCTTTACGACGTTCGGTTTCTTCTCCGTCGTTGCGCATCGCGACAAACCCGAGACGCTGATCGTTCGTTCGCGCGTGCGGCTGCATCTCGAGCGGCTGCTGCATCGTGCGAAGGCTCATTCGACGATGTTCGATGCGCTCGTGATCGCTGAGACGCCGGGCGCCGACTATCGCTTTCGCATCGAGCTGAAGTCGCGCACGGTCGCGCTGACGCTGTACAGGCTTGTGCTCGGCATCGACTACCCCAACTTCAAGGGCGCGGTCGCCGTCGAGCGGAACGGTTCTCCGCTCGACGACAGCTATCTCGACTCGCTGCACGACGTGTGGAGCGTGATGCTCAGGCTGCAGACGGGGCGGGCTCGGCCGACGCCCGACGACGAGCTCGAGCCGGCGCTCGAGCGGAGCCTCGGTATGGAACCGCGCGATTCCAAACCGCGGCCTGCGCGACCTGTGGTGCTGCGGAAAACGAAGCGCGACATGGCGCTCGAGCGCCGAGGGAAGGTCAAGGCGAAAGCCAAGCCGAGCGCCAAGGCGGCGAAGCGCAAGCCCGGGCGGTGAGGGGGGCTGGCGCCGGCCGGTCTCCCCGTGCCAGGCTGGGGCCGAGATGGCACGCTTCTACCTGGTCAACAACGTGGCAGTCGGAACGAGCAGGCTCTATGCGGGGTCGCTCATCGACGATGCCGTCGAGAACGTCGCGGACATCCGCGGCGCTGGCGGCGTGCTCGTGCACGAAAACAACGGTTTCGTCGCTGATGCTGCGGCTGAAGCGCAGGCGCGCCGGCGCAACGGCGACGACCGCGCGGGCCCGTTGCTGATGCTCGCGGCGCTCGCGGGCGCGGCCGATCAGACGCAGAAGGGCGCGAACCTGACGAACGCTGACGCGACGATTCAGTGGGCGGAAGGCCGGCGACGCGTGCTGCCTGCGGCGACGCTGTCGGCGAACCGCGCGCTCACGTTCGGCGTCGCGGGGACGCCCGCGCCGAAGCGCGGCGCGCGCATCACGGTCACGCGGCTCGACGCGGGCGCGTTCACGTACGCATTCATCAACGGCGGGCCGGCGGCGGGCACTCTCGTCACGCTGCCGGTGAGCGTTCCCGGATTCGTGACAGCCGAGTTCGACGGCACTAACTGGGAGATCGCGGAGCTCGGCCGGCTGTGAACGAAGAGCTGCAGACGCTCGCCATCGCGGTCGGCTGTTACGCCGCGCTCGGCGTCATCAGCTTGCTCGTCGCTCGCAAGAGCCAGATCGACGCGTGGGCGGAGAGCAAGCCGCGGCTCGCCGCACTGCTCAAGGCGATGCGCGCGCTCGGGCTTGACCCCTGGATGCTGCTGCAGGCGCTGTCGCTGCTGTTCCGCAAGCGGCTGCCGGCGACGTCGCGCGACCCGTCGCTGCCGCTTCCGCCGACGGCGCCGCCCGCGAGCACGACGGTCGTCAAGCCGCACATGGACGACAAGGCCTGAGCGAGCAGCGCCGGCATCATCGTCGGCGATGGCGAAGTACACGCTGCGATGGCCGCGCGAGCTCGGCGGTGACGTTGCCGAAAGCTGGTGCTTCCTGCTCGACATCGACGGTGAGCTGCCGCGCGTTGGTGACACGGTCAACTTGGAAGGCGTCGAGCTTTCCGCGTTCGTGCGGTCCTATCAGCTCGACGCCGAACCGCCTTGCATCGACGCGCTTCGTGTCGCGAAGGTCGAGCATCGGCCCGGGTACCGCACGGTCGTTCACGCGGTGCACGACGAGAACGCGGTGCACGACTGCGAATCGCGGCAGCTGATCGCCGAGTGCCAGCGGATCAACGGCGAGAAGCGCGCGCTGCTGCGCAGTGTCGCGGTCGCGGTTACCGGCAGTTCCGACGTCGTGCTCGCCGAGAAGATCCGGGCGCTGCTCGCTGAGCAAGGGTTTGCCGGCGATGCGCTCGCCAAGCTCGTGAAGGGATTCGAATGAACTACGTGATTGCAGAACATCCGACCGAACCGCACCGCGAAGGCGAGCTCGTCCTGAGCGGCGCTCGCCTCGCGTTCACGCGGCTCGAGAGCATCGGTGCGGTGCTGCTGCCCGTCGACGTGCGAGCGCTCAGCGACTGGTCGCTCGGCGGTTACGTGCGGCGTGGGTGGGGCGGTGACAACGGTTGGTCGTTCGACCGTCTCGCCGGCGAGCGCGGCTGCCCGATGGCGATTCAGATCGGCGAAGGTATCGTCGATCTGCATTGGGCCGTGCGGTTCCGTGCCGTGGCGCCTGATGCTGTGCTCGACTCGGTGCGCCTCGTTGCCGACACGGGCACGCCGAGCGCGGTGTCGGCGGGGCTGACCGTGGTCGAGAACGCGAAGCGCGCGGCGCCCGTGCTGCCCGAGAACACGCTCGTGCGCGGCGTGTCGCGCTGTCAGTCGGCGGCGTCCGGCTTCCTCGCGCTCAGGCTGCACGTCGTGGCGCGTGGTGTCGTGGCGTGCTGGTCGGCGGTCTCTACGTTCTCGGCGGTGCGATGAGCAAGGGCAAGGCGGCGCACCGCCGCGAGCTCGCTGCACCTGAGGCGACGCCGGTGCTGTGGCGGGTGGTCGTGCGCGGCACCGGCGAAGGCGTGCTCGTGCTCGCGCGGCTGTGGTTCGACGCGCGCGAGATTGGCATCGCCGCGTTGCGATCCGAGGGAGCGACTGGCAGCGGTGGCGAGGACATCGGACCCGACGACCTCTCTGCCGTGCAGCACCGTGGACCGCTCGGGCCGTACACCGAACGCGACCTCATGCCGGGGGCGCGGTACTGGCGTCGCGTCGAGGGTCCTGAGCGCTTCGCACCGTTCGTCGTGCCGGCTAACGGTAAGGTTTCGAGGCTCGCCGAAAAGCACCGCAAGCGGCGCCGCTGAGCTGCTACGGTCGTGGGGCACACGCATCAAAACCGTGAGGGCTCCCATGAATCGAGTTCAGCTGAAAAACAAGAAGACGGGCGCGGTCGCTGTTCATCAGATCGATGGTCCGAAAGAGGACGCCGAGGCTTGGGTCAAGGCGAACAACGACGAGGAAAACAACGACCTCGAGGCGAAGCTGCTCGGCGAGAACGAGAAGCCCGAAGAGTCGAAGCCGCCCGAGCAGCAGCAGGGCGGGCAGCAGCAGGGCGATCAGGCCGAGAAGCAGAAGGCGGCGCTGCGCGAAGAGCTGCAGAAGCGTGCGCAGGGCGGCGACGTCGTGGCGTCGAAGCGCCTCGCGATGCTCGACAAGCCGCTCGAGCTCGACGACAAGGGCCGCGCGGATCTGCAGCGTCGAGCTCAAGGCGGCGACGCCGACGCGCGTAGCACGCTCGCTGCGCTCGCCGAGTCGGAGCAGACGCAGACGGCGGCGGTCACGAAGCGCGCCGAGGGCGGCGAGACGCAGCAGCCGTCGGGTCCACTCGAGCCGGATTACACGGGCCGCAACGTGACGAACGAGGGTCCGGGCTCCCCGCCGATCCCGGTGCAGGAAGGTCAGACGCCGCACGAAACCCGCAACCGCGCCGAGCGGGAAGGCGAGGCGCAGCACCGCGCGCGTAAGGACCGATGAGGACGCGTTTCGCTTTCGTGCGCTCGACGCTGCCGCTCATCGCGACCGCGCTCGCGCTCACGTCCTGCAACGGGCAGGGCGGCGTCGACTGGCCGCGGGCTGCGAAGTGCGCGGCGGCGCCGGCGGCGGACGTGCTCAGGCGCGTAGTCGACGTGCTCGAGCGCGGCGCCGATCGGCCGTCGCTCGATGAGCTCGCGCGCCAGCACGGCGCTGAGGTCGTCGCGTGCGTGCTCGACGATCTGTTCCGCGTGGGCACGCGCGTCGGCGCGGCGTCGGAGCAGGTCGAGCTGTCGCAGCGCGCTCGAGCGGCGCTCGACCTCGTCGGCACCGAGCCGAGCGTCGAGCCGGAGCCGTGAAGCGGTTCCCCATTCAAGGGGTTGGCTCGGTGCCGTGGGCTGCGGCGGAGCAGGCGTATCGCGCCTATTCTGCCCGGTACGGCACCGAGCAGTCGCTCGAGCGGCTCGCCGAGCGTGGTGGCTTTGGGCTCGCCGAGTTCGCGGTGCTGTACCTGCAGGCCGAGGGCGTGCCGCAGGGCGGAACGTTCCCGCGCGGTTCGCTCGGTGAGCTCGAGTGGAAGCACATCGCGGCTCGCGTGGTGCTCGTTGTGCAGCGCGTCGAGTTCGAGGTGAAGCTGCCGTGAGAGGGCTCGGCTATCTTGTCGACCCCGAGGACGAACGCGACCGTCCGTTGCGGCTGCTGATCGGCCATCTCGCCGATTCACCGCCGCCGCCGAGCGCCGACGTCTCGCATCCGGCGGTGTTCGCGCGCGACCAGGGTCTCACCAATTCTTGCACCGGGCAGGCATGGGCGCAGGCTGTGCGGCTTTCGATGCTCACGCACGGCCGGCGTTGCCCCGAGCTCAGCGCGCTGTTCAGCTACTTCACGGGTCGCGCCGAGTGGAACGGGCACACGGGCGGCGACTTCGGGAGCTATCTCCGGAGCGGCGCCGCCGCGGCTGTGCGGTTCGGTATCGCGGCAGAGACGGCTTGGCCGTTCGCCGCGGAGCTCGTGAGTAGGCAGCCGCCGATCGGCGCGTTCCGATCGGCGCACGACCTTCGCGGCGCGCGCGGCTACTACCGGCTACCGTCGGGCGAACCGAACGCGGTGCGCCGCGCGCTTGCCGAGGGGCATCCCGTCGTCGGCGGCTGGCAGGTTGGTCCACGGTTCGTCGACAACGTCGGTGCCGTCGTCGAGCCCGAAGTGGAGAGCATCGGCGGGCATGCAGTGGTGCTCGTTGGCTACGACGCCGACGGCACGTTCCGGCTGCTCAATTCGTGGGGCCGCGCGTGGGGCCGCGGCGGCTTCGCGCTGGCGTCTGAGGCGTGGGTCGCGACCGGCGTCGACCTCTGGGTCGTCGACGCGAAGGGCGGGCCGTGAGGGCGCTCTCTGCGCTGTTGCTCGCGCTCGCCTGTTCGGCAGCGCCGCCACCTCCCCCGCCGGCGCCAGTCGAGCCGCGGGTCGAACCGCCGCGTGATCCGTCGGGCTGCTCGCGCGCGTGTCGCCGGTTGCGCGAGCTCGGCTGCCAGGCGGCAGAGCCGACACCTGCGGGTGAGCCGTGCGAAGCGGTGTGCGGCAACGTCGAGCGTTCCGGCACTCTGCGTTACCCAATCGAGTGCGTTGCGGCTGCGGCATCCTGTGCTGCAGCCGATGACTGCTAACCTGCCCGTATGCCGATCGCGCTGCTCGCTCTCGCCGTCTGTGTCATCGGTCTGCTCGCCTGGTTTGCATCAGGCAACGCCAAAGTCGCAGAGGCGGGGAGGCTCGCGTTCTTCGCGGGCCTGTTCGTCTTTCTTCTCCAGGTACCTGGGGTCGTCACCATCGGCGACTGAAACAGCATATGACGAGCGGTTTGCGTGGAACCTCACGCTCGCTTGCGTCGTCTTCATGTTGCTCGTTGGGATGATCCGATGCTGAACGCGCTGCTCGATTACGTTGCCGCTCGATTGCTGCGCTGGTCGGCGCGGCGCCTCAGCGTTCGCCCGGCGCGGCTGCCGTCGCGCGACGTCGAAGAGCGCGGCGAAGACACCCCCGTCGAGGTGCCGCGCCGGCAGACGATCGTGCCGGCGCGCGCCGCGGACTTCGGGCAGGACCTTGCCGAATCGGGTGTCGTGCCGACAGCGCCCGCACCGATTGTTGGCGACGAGGCGCGCGCGCTCATGGCGCCCGACCCTGAGCCGGCGCCCGAGGCAGTGCGCACGCCGCGCGCGTGCGCACTGGGCAGCGCCGCCGACCGCATCGCAGCTGCGCGCCGCCGGCGCGAAGGGCGCGACTGAGGTCAGCGCCGTGCGCCATCTTCGCACGAGAGACATCGACGGCGTTCGCCACTATCGGTGCTTCAAGTGCCGGGGTTGGTTCCGGGTGCAGCGGATGTGCCGGATGGCGCGGCTGCCCGCGGGCATCACCGCGGAGTGCAAGCCGTGTCGCAACGCGCGGCGCAACGAGGCGCGTGACCGGCGCGCGCTGCGCCTGCGCGCGCTCGGTGTCGTCTCGTTCGACCGGGGCACGTTATGAGGCCGGCGTGTTGGGGCGTCGGCTGCACGACTGAGTCGGTGGTTCGCGTGTTCCTCACCTGCGAGGGCGGCGTAAGCGACGACTCGCGGTTCGCCGAGCGGCGCGTCGAGGTGATGCTCGACCGCGGCAAGCTGTGAGCGCGGGCGTGGTAGCCTGCCCATCGTGGCATCGCAGGCCGACGTAATCCGGCTCCCCGTGGGCGGCTCGAACGCCGGTCCGTTTCCCGCTGTGCGTGCGCTCGATGGTTCGATCCGCACGGCCGATTCGTTCGGCGACTACGGATTCGACGAGGCTGCGCTCGCGATCGATCCGAGCGCGCTGCTGAATGCACCGCGCGTCGGCGAGCTCCGCTTCCGCGCGAGCTTCTACCGCGGGCAGCAGCACGACCTGAAGGTGCACGACTTCGAAGGCCGGCTGATACCGGGGCCAGAAGCAATTCGCACGACGCAGCCGTACCTCAAAGGCGCGGTGCCGTCGCAGTACGTGCCGCTGTCGTCGCGCCGCCCGAGCGCACCGTACCGGCTGCCGCGCAAGATCGTGCGCGCGTTCACGGGACTGCTGTTCGGTCACGGCCGGTGGCCGCAGATGCGCTCGAGCGATCCGGAGACGCAGGCGTTTGCCGAGGCGCTCGTTGAAGCGAGCAGCCTGGCCGTGCAGATGCTTTCGGCGCGCAACCTCGGCGGCTCGGCTGGCACGGTTGGGCTGTCGTGGGCGTTCGTCGACGGCGCGCCGCGCGTGCGCGTGCACAGCGGCGACTGCGTGCACGTCGTCGCGTGGGAAGATCGCGACGAGTTCCTGCCCTCGCACGTGGTCGAGCTCTACCGGTTCGATATGCTCGCGCCCGACGACCGCGGGAACATGGTGCCGCAGTCGCATTGGTTTCGTCGCGATTGGACGCCGCTCGCCGACGTCGCGTTCCACCCGGAGATCGTGCGCGACGAGCCGCCGATGTGGCGCATCGATGAAGAGCAGACCGTCGTGCACAACGACGGGTTTCCGCACTTCGTTTGGATCGTGAACCAGCCGAGCGACGAGCCGAGCGACATCGACGGAGTGCCCGACTACGATCAGACGTACGAGCAATCAACCAGCATCGACGTGCTTAACTCAGTGCTCGTGCATGGCACGGTGCGGAACCTCGACCCGACGCTCGTGCTCAAGGTCGACGAGGAAACGATGCCGCGCGGTGGCGCGGTGTCGAAGGGGTCGACGACTGCGCTGTCGGTTGGGTCTCAGGGAGATGCAAAATACCTCGAGCTCAGCGGTACCGCGGCGACCGCGGGCAAAACGGTGCTCGAGATGGAGCGCGATCAGATGCTCGAGGTCTGCGACTGCGTGCTGCTCGACCCCGACAAGGCAGCGGCGAGCGGCTCGAGCAGCGTCGCGCTCAAGGCGATCTACGCGCCGATGCTCACCGCGGCCGACGTGTTGCGCATGCAGTACGGCAAGCGCGGCATAGAGCGGCTCGTAAACGGGATGATCATCTCGGCGCGCCGGCGCATGCCGGACCCCGATGGCGTGGTTGAGGAAGCTGCGGTCGTGCCTGTGTTCGGCGACGACGACGAGCCGATCGTCGATGAGGAGACGGGCGAGCCGGTGCTGCAAGAGGCCGAGTTTTTCCTGCGACTGCCGCCGCGCATCATCCGCGAACCGGTGCTCGACGCAGAGGGCAACCCGACGGGCGAGGAAACGGAACGGCACGTCGAGCACGTGCCGGGCGCTGGGCTCGTGACGGTCGAGTGGGGCGAGTATTTCAAGGCGACGGCCGACGACAAGCAGAAGAGCATCGGCACCGTGCAGAACGCCGCAGGCGCGAAGCCGGTGCTGTCGCAGCGCACCGCGGTCGAGCTCGTCGCGAACATGCTCGACCGCGACGCGAACGCCGAATGGGATGCCGTGTCCAAAGAGGAAGCGGCACGGCGCGAGGCCGATGGCTCGCTGTTCACGATGGGCGCGGGCGGCGCGGTGCTGCCGACCGACGGCGAGACGCCGGCGCCGACGCAGCCGCTCGATGGCGACGGGCTGCTCACGGCAACGGACATGAAACTCGTCGTGCTCGTGCACGAGGCGCGCGCGGCGAAGGGCCTGCCGCCGCTCATGAAAAACGGCGCGCGCGATCCGGACAACGACCTCACGGTCGCGTCGTACGAGGCCAAGCAGAACGCGCGGCAGACGGCGAAGGGAGAAGCCATCGGCGAGGTCGAAGCCGAGGCGATCGTCGAGTCGGCAACGCCGGGGGTCGAGCCGGAGCTACCCGCCGAGGGCGTGTGAGAGGGAACCGAACGCCACGCACGGGCACGCCGAAGAGCCTGCTTGCGCGGCGCTTCTACGCGGTTCGCGTCGAGCGGCGCGGGCGAACCGAGGGTTACGTGCGGTACCGCGTGATCGACGGCGCTGCCTCGTACGACGTTGCACCGTACGAGCAGCGGTTCGAACGGCACACGCAGATCGAGGCCGAGGAATTCCTGCTCGAGGCGCGGCAGGAGCTGCGCGGCGTCATCGAGGGAGCGTCGTTGCATCTCGAGCTGCACACGGTGCTCGCGCTCGGCGGGCCGATGCATCTCGACTAAGCTCGAGCGCGTGGCGAAGCTCGACGCGCTGGCGGTGCTGCGCGCCGACAAGGCGGCGGCGATGCGGTTCGCCGAGGTGGCCGGCGTCAAGCGCATGCGCGAGGTGCTCGAGCGTGCCGAGCGCGAGATGGAAGAACGGCTCGCAGCGCTGCCGCCCGCGGTGTCGAGCTTCACGCAGACGCAGCTACGCGCGACGCTCGCTCAGGTGCGCGCGGTGCTGAAGGGCATGGCGCCGGCGATGGCGGGCGCTGTCGTGGACACGGGGCTCGGCGCCGCGAAGCAAGCGGCGGAGAGCGCGATCAGCTACCTCGAGGCGGCCGAGAAGCAGTTCCGTGGCGTGGCGCGCCCGCTCGGCCTCGACACGGCGCTGCTGTTCGAGCACGTGTCGGGTGACTCGAGGTCGTCGCTGCTGCGTCGGCTCGCGAGCAACCCGCACGATCCGCGCGGCAAGGGCATTCTCGACCGCTACGGCGACGCCGTGATCGGCAACTTCGAACAGCGGCTGCAGCAGCGGCTCGTGCAGGCGAAGCCGTGGAACGACGTTCGCGCTGAGCTCGTGAAAGACTCGCCGTTCTTGCAGAAGGCGCCGGCGTACTGGGCTGAGCGCATCATCCGCACCGAGACGATGTACGCGCACAACCGCGCGGCGCACGTCGCGCTGCAGGACGCCGACGACGAGCTCGGCGACATGCTGAAGATCCTGTCGGCGACGTTCGACGATCGCACCGCGGCCGACAGCTATGCCGTGCACGGGCAGATCCGAAAACCGTACGAGCCGTTCGACGGTTGGAACGGCTCGTACATGCATCCGCCCGACCGCCCCAACGATCGAGAGGTGGTCGTGCCGCACCGTATGAGCTGGCCGCTACCGGCCGAGCTCAAGCCGAAGAGCGACGGCGAAGTCGCTGCGCGCTGGGTTGCCGAGGGCCGCAAGGGCTCACCGCCGGCGCGGCCGAAGATGAGCACCGTCGACGTCGCGCTGCTCGGCAAGGTGGCGCCGCCGCCGGTGCCGAGCGAACAGAAGCCGGAGCCTGCGCCTCCGCCGCCTCCGCCGCCGCCTCCGCCGCCTCCGCCGCCGCCCGCACCCGAGCCGGTGCGCGCGCCGCTAGTGCTCGACGCGACGAACATCCTCGCCGAGCGCGTGAGCGAGCAGAAGGGCTCGAACGAGGGCGGCGTGTATCGCGGCGCCGACGGCATCGAGCGCTACGTGAAGTTCTACACGGACCCCGCGCAGGCGTGGGGCGAGCATCTCGCGAATCGCATCTATTCCGATCTGGGGTTCGGCGCGGTCGAGAGCACCGTATTCGAGGGGCCGCAGGGGCGCGCGGCGTACGCGAGCAAGATGGTCGAGGGCCTCGCGACGGTGGAGAAGAAAGGGCTAACGAAGCCGCGCGCCAAGCTCGCGATGAAGGGCCTCGCTGCCGACATCGTGACGGGGAATTGGGATGCTTTCGGGCTCACGCTCGACAACCTGGGCGTGCTCAAGGGCGGCAAGCTCGTGCGCGTCGACAACGGCGGCACGTTCCTCATGCGAGCTCAGGCGGGAAGGAAGCCGGCGCACCTGCTTGAGAACATCACCGAGCTGAAGGGGTTTCTCGATCCGAGCGTCAACCCGGCGTACGCGCGCGTCGCGCGCGAGGCTGGCATCGAGCGTCCTGAGGACGCGCTACCCGAGCTCAAGCGCGGAGTCGCCGCGCTCAAAAAACTGCGCAACAAACACGGCGGGTGGGCGAAGTACGTGGACTCGGTTGTGCCGCGCGGCACGCAGCTCGACGTCGACGATCGCAACGCTATCGTGCGCATGCTCGAGTCGCGCACGAACAAACTCGACGCCGAGGTCAGGCGCATGACGGCCGAGGCGAAGCGCGCGAAGGGTACCGGCGCCGACGTTTCGTTCAAGCCGATCGAGAACCGTGAGATCGATGCGACGGAACGCGCGGCGCGCGAGCGTGCTGCGAAAGCTGCGTTTTTTCTTCGCGGTCACCCGAACGGGAACGACGTCATGGACTACACGGGCTCGGCGTACGCTTCGGTCAACGGGTTTCTTCGAAACCCCGGCGAATACGCCGAGGCCGATCGCGAGCGCTTGCGACGAAAAGCAGAAGGGATTCAGTCCGCACTACGCGCAGCAAAAGAGGCCGGCGAGAATCTTCCGGGCGCGGTCGTTCGCGGCGAGTGGAAAAGCGGCATCCCCGATCACATCTGGCGGCAGTACGTTGACGCCGAGGTCGGCTCACACGTCGCATTTCCGAGCTTCATCTCAACGACTGTGGACAAGGGCGTATCGGAAGGGTTCGGCGCAAAGGGCGGCGTGATGTTCAAGATCCGACAGCGGTCGGGCATCCCTGTCGAGGACATCTCATTGCATCGCGACGAGCGCGAGGTGCTGCTGCCTGCGGGCTGCCGGTTCGTCATCGTGCACCGCGAAGTGGAACGGCTGTCGAACGGAGTCGCGCACCAAGTGACCCTGCATCTCGAAGAGATCGACGCATAATCGTCGCCATGGCTGCCAAGAAAACACCGCCCCGTCGGATGACGGATCCTTCCGACGTCGCGTTCCTGAAACCCGGCGACCCAACGCCGGAGAACGCGATCGAGAAAGCCTCGCGGCTCGAGCTCGAGCGCGGTGAGCGTGTGGCGCGCAAAGCGCCGCCACCGAAGCCGAAGCGCTAGCCTTCGGGCATGGCGTTGCCCTACCGAATCGCGACGGTTTCCGGAACGACCGACGAGCTATCGCCCGATGTGAAGCAAGACCTGCGCGCGGGCACGATGAAGGCGAAGCCGTCGGGAGCGCCACGGCTCAAGCTGCCGCTCGGCTCGCCGCGTCGTGCGTTCGGCCGACCGCCGGCGCCGCGCTCATCGTTCCGGCTTCGTTGACCGGCGCCGCGCGCGAGCTCGCGTCTGGTAGCGCAGCACGCTGTGCGTGATGTCGAGCACTAGCTGCCGGCCGTCTGCGTCGAGCTCGTGGCAAAGCTGCAGCAGCTGCTGCGCCTGCGCGACTTCCTCGCTCGAGCGGTCCGTTTCACGCTCGGTGGTCGAGAACTGAGGCCGCGTCGCTGGTTCGACGCTGATGCTCGGCGCGTCGCTTTTACGCCGCGGCGGGGGCGGGATGGCCGGCATTGCGCGAGCGCGCGGCGGCTTCGTCGGGGGTTGCTTCACCTCGAGCTATTGTCGCGGGCGGGAGACGCGCGCTAGCCTTGCCGCATGGCAACAGCGAAGCGCACCGACTTTTTCCGGCAGTCGAAGCCCAAGGCCTCACCGCACGCGCCGCACGGCGAGGGCTCGCTCGGCGAGCGGCACGTCGTCAAGACGCGGCACCTGAACCCCGCTCGCTCGGCCGACGGCAACGCGACCGGTGTCGGCACGATCGGCAACGCGGCGAAGCCGTACCGGCTCGGCGGCGGCTGACCCGATATGCATCCGCGCGCTTCCATATTTGAGGGCCGGCGATGAGCCAGATCAAGCTCTCCGGCTCGCTCGACGCGGGCCCCTCGCAAGGCGGCAGCGAGTCGTTCCCCGCGTCGAGCTGGTCGGTTCCGCTCGCGTTTCGGAGCGGCACGAAGACTTTCGGTGCGGCGACAGGTGTGCTCGTGCGGCAGGTGAACGCGCCGTCGCCGTCGTACGCATCGCTCGCGTCGATCACGCGCGGCGATTTCCTGTACGTGAAAACGAGCGGACCGCTCGTGCTGCGTCTCACGGTCGACGATGGCGCAGGCGCTGATGTGCTCGAGCTCGTACCCGTCGATGGCTTGCTGCTGCGCGAGTTCAGTTCGCTGCGGTACCTGAAGCTCGTCGAAGCGCAGGGCACGGGAACGATCGAGTTCTTCGTGTCCGGTTCGCAGTAGAGTAGACCCCACAAGTCGCGGCGTACCTCCGCGCCGCGGCGTCAACTGATAGGAGAGCCCCCATGTCACGTATCGGAATGAATCGCGCGAACCCGACCACGGTCGCCAACTACTTGCGCAAGGTGCGCGTCGGCGACTTGCTCGCCGGCAACGTCGTCCAGCATCGACGGCGGATCAACATGGACGCGCTCGGTGTGTCCGCCTACAACCTCGCGACGCTCGACACGCTCGTGCTCGATCCGTCGAGCCGCGCGACGAGCATCTACCGCGCGACCTCGCGCGCGGGCGGTGTGACCGGCGAACTCGCCGTCGTGGCGTACGGCGCGACGCCGACGACCGGCCAGATCGCAGTCGCGCCGAACGGCAACATCGTGACGCTGGCGACCGACGCCATCACCGACGTCGACATCACCTATGCGCCTGAGCGCGGCGACGTCATCGAATCGGTGTTCCCGGTGACGGCGGGCGTGCTCACGCTGCCGACGAGCGGCCATTACGCGCGCGGCGTCGTGCTGCTGCTCGAGGCCGAGGCGCTCGAGGGCGCGGTCGTCGGCAAGAAGATCGTGCTGGTTCCGGGCACCGCGCCTGCCACGCTGCAGGCGCGGCTCAACGTGGCGAAGACTCAGGTGCTGTTCAACGCGGCGACCGACGCGGTGACCCGCGCTCGGATCAAGTGCCTCATCGGCACCGAGTTCGACCTCGCGGCGATCCTGACCGACACCGACTCGATGATCTGATCGGGCCCTGTCGCCTCTCGAGCATGTTGCGTCGGGCGGCATCGGGGCTCCCCTCTGCTAAAGGACCCTCTCCCCGATGCCTGACGACGACCTTCAACCCGACCAGCAACAGCTCGAAGACGCGCAGCAGGACGACGAAGAGACCGGCGACCCGCCGCAGCAAGACCCGCCAGCGCAGCAACAACAGCGCCGTGTGGTCGGGCGCGGCGGGGCGCCGCTCAGCGACGAGGCCGTGAGCAAGGCGAAGGCCGAGGCGCGCGCGGCCGAGCGCAAGCGCCTGCTGCGCGACGAGTACGGCACTGACGACGAGAAGGAAATCGAGCGCATCCGCGCCGACCGCAAGGCGAAGATCGAGGAAGCCGAGCGCCTGCGGAAAGAGGCCGAGGACCGCAAGCGCTCGGAGATGAGCGAGATCGAGCGGCTCAAGCAGGATATCGCTGAGCGCGACACCGAGATCGCGCGGCTCAAGCAGGAGCGCGACTCAGCGCAGCAGTCGCTCGCGAGCGAGCGGCAGGGCTTCAAGATCCGCTCGGTGGCGTCGCAGTTCGTCGCGGCGAAACCGGTGCTCATCGAAGGCGCAGTCGATGCGTTCCGCCGTCACGTCGTGAGCCTCACGAAAGACGAACAGCGCAAGCTCGGCGACGCGCAGATCACGAAGTGGTTCCGCGACTTCGTTCGCGACAACCCGGAGTTCGCGCCGGCTGCCGCGCGAGCTGCCGACGATAGCGGCACCGGAGACGGAGACGACATGGGCAAACCCAAGACTCCGCCGGCACCGCCGGCACCAAAGCCGCGCGTGCCCGTCGGCGCGCGCCCGGGCACCGTTCCCGCGCGACGGCCGAGCGTGGCGAACCCGCCGCGCCCGGCGGGCCGCAACCCGGGAACGACCGAAAGCGGCAAGACGGCACGGCCCGGGCAGGCGAATTCGATGTCGCGTTCCGAGCTGAATGCCCACGTGAAAAAGCAGGGCCTCAAGCCCTGGTGAGCTCGCCGAGGGCGAGGCTGCGCGTCGAGCTTCTCGCATCTGTGCGAGCGCCGTTTGAGTCGCGCAGCCTCGCGCTCGCGTTGCATTGCGCGAGAGTGACGCGCTAACCTCCGGCAACCCCCAACGGTTCACCGAGGCACCCCCGCGCACCGCCCGCGCGGACAGAAACAGGGCGGCTCCTGCCGACGGAACTGAGGGACGCGACATCCCCGTTCAACGTCGCGCGCACCGCGCGTTTAGGAGCCACCCCCGATGACACAACTAGTGCTCGGCGTACCGTCGTCAGTTCTCAACGTCGTGCAGCAGGGCCTTATGGAGCGCGCCTTCCATGACGGCCTCTACCCGCAACTTCTGTATCGCAGCGAAGCGGTGCAGGAGGAATGGGAAGCCAACACCGGCACCGAGATTTTCATGACTCGGCCGGGCTTGCTGCCCGCGATCACGAAGCCGTTACAGCCGGGCACCGATCCGCAGCCGCAGACGGTGTCTTACGAGCAGTGGGTCGCGCGGCTCGCGCGGTACGCCGGCACCATCGACACGCACATGCCGACGGCGGCGGTGGCGAACGTCAACCTGTTCCTGCGAAACATTCATCAGCTCGGGCTGCAGGCGGGCATGTCGTTGAACCGCATCCCACGAAACATCCTGCATCGCGAGTACCTGAGCGGGCACACGAACCTCATCGCGGCGACCGCGGCAGCCGACACCGCGATCCGCGTCGCGAGCGTGAACGGCTTCACCGACGTCGTGGTCAAGGGCACCAATGTGCGGCCGTCGCTCGTGAGCTCGAACACGCCGCTGTCGATCACGATTCAGAGCGGCGCGACCGCGATCACGCGCAACGTCATCGGCTACGACCTCGACAATCCCGACGATCCGTTCGGCCCGGGCACGCTGATGCTCAGCGCTGCGGTCGGCGCAATCGTCGCGGTGCGCGCGCCGGTGCTGTCGAGCGCGCGCCCGAAGATCATCCGCTCGGGCGGCGGGCTCAGCGTCGACGCGCTCGGAATGAGCGACGTGTTCCAGCTGCAGGACGCCATCGCGGCGACGAGTTACTTGCGGAAGAACAACGTTCCCCCGCACGAAGACGGCACGTATCACGCGCACATTTCGACCGACGGCAACGCGCAGATTTTCACCGACCCGATCATTCAGCGGCTCAACACCTCGATGCCCGACGGCGTTTTCCAGGACGCATTCATCGGGTCGATCGCAGGTCTCTCGTTCTTCCTGAACAACGAAACGCCGGACGCGAGCAACTCAGGGCCGCGCACGACGACGGGCACGATGGCCGCGTACTCCGAGGACATCGGCGCGGAGACGACGAACGAGAGCGGCGTCGGTATCGGTCGCATCCTGGTCACGGGCCGCGGCGCGCTGGTCGAGAAGTACCTCGACGAGAGCAACTACGTGACCGAGGCCGGCATCACCGGAAAGGTCGGTGATTTCCAGGTCGTCAACGCCGGACTCGAGGTGCAGACGGAGCACGTGCGGCTCATCCTCCGCGCGCCGCTCAACCGGTTGCAGGACATCGTGTCGTCGAGCTGGTCGATCACGACGGCGTTCGCGGTGCCGAGCGACGTCGTGAGCGGCGGACCCGAGCGCTTCAAGCGCGCCGTCATCATCGAGCACGCGCTCAGCGGCTAGCCTCGTCCGCGTTCGGCTGGCAACATGCTTCGGTGAGTCAGGGCTCGGCGTGTCCGTCGGGCCCTGACTTCTGAAACCCCTCTCTTTCAGGAGCCGAAGCAAATGCGAGCAGGACGAAACGCACAGCATCCGAGCGTGATGTCGGGTAGCAGCAAGCCGAACGAGCACGTCGAAGTGTCGGGCCCGGGACTCGACGCGCTCGAGCCGATTCCCGAAGCGAAGGACACGAACACGCCAGTCACGACGAGCACGGTGCCGGCGATCGGTCCGGCATACACCGCGGGCAGCGCGGTCGACGAAGGCGAGCTCGCCGCGGCGCCGCGCCCGAAGCAGTACATCATCACCCGCGGTGGTCAGGCTTCGGATGTGAGCGGCACGCGCGCCCGTTTTCACGAGGGTAAGATCATCGACGATCACAACTACGACATCGGGCGGCTCAAGCAGCAGGGCATCAAGCTCGAGCCGTACGAGGGGGACGCGTCGTGACCGAGCGTCCGGTTCCCGTGCAACGCCCGAGCATCGGCCGCGTCGTGCACTACACGAATCTCGGCGACCGCGATGGGAAGTATCCGCCGACGGTGCAGGCCGCTATCATCACGGGGCTGAACGACGACGGTACCGTGTCTCTCCACGTGTTCTATAAAACAGGGCAGTTTGATCTCGCTCGATGTGAGCGAACTGACGAACCCGCAGGAAGCGACCACGCGCGGGGTAAGTGGTGTTGGCCGGAGCGGGTGGGATGAAGCCGCTGCGCCAGGCGACGATCGTGCAGTTCGAGCGCGAGCAAGCGGAGCACGGCACCCGCGTCGCGCTCGAAAACTTCCTGTGGGGACTCGCTGCCGATCTGATGCGCGCCGCCGGCGTCACGCGCATCCGAACCACGTACGCGAAAGCGAAGGGCCGACGGCGCGACGACGTCGTGTTCGGGTAGTCGCATGCCGCTGACCGACGCGGAAAAGGTGAAGGTCCGGCACCACACCGGTTACCTGAACGTGCAGGAAGCTGCGACGTTCACTCTCGGCGTACCGGCTGCGGTCGAGACGCAGTTCATCATCGAAGGTGCGATGAACCGCGTACTCGAGGCGGCGCTCCCCGAGCTTCGTCGGCAGCTGCAGATCCTCGACTCCATCGAGGAACAGTCGGTCAACAATCACGAGCTGCTCGCGGTAGCGCAGCTCGGCGAGATTTCGGTCAACGGCAACGAGCAGCGCGAGCTCACGAAGCGTTACGACTACTGGGTCGATTCGCTCTGCAACCTGCTCGGCGTGATCCGCAACCCGTTCGACAAGCGAACGAGCGGGCGCGGGCTTAGCGTGCGCGTCGTTTGACGGCTGCCCCGCGCTCGCGCCACGACAGCGGGATGCGTGACGACGACGAGCGAGACACCGAACCGTGCGCCCCGTGGTTCGCGAGCGAGGTGCCCACCGAGCAAGGTGGCATCATCGAGTCAGGCCGGCGCGCAGTGACAACCACCCCCCCGCTGTCCGCGCGCCGGCCGCTTATACCCCCACCCCCACGGACGGGCTTCGGGTCAGAATGAGCGGGTGCCCGATCCCAAGCCGCTCCGTCCAGGCCAGCCGCGCACGACGGTCGCTCACCGGCTGACCCGCGTTGCCGACCGGCTGCGGCAGCTCAACACGCGGTTCGGCCTGCGCTCGCAGCGCGTGTTTTTGGTGTGGACGCGGTGGACCGGCGAGGAGCGCGGGGAGGGCGATGAGAGCGTGCTGGCGCGCGTCGAGCTCTTGCCGACGCCGCGCGTCTCGGACATGTCAGCGATCGCGCTCAGGCCGTGGTCGGCGGGCATGTTCCCTGAGGGGATGCTGCGCGTCGACCAGATCAGCGCCGGCGCGTACACGGCCGAGAACCTGAAGGGTCTCACCATCCCGAGCGAGGGTGCGCGGGCGCCGCGGCCGCCCGGGTCGACACCGGTGTCGGGCACGCTGCTCGAGCCGCGCTCGAGCGAACGCGTCGACTTTTTTTGGGAGATCGCCGAGGACGACCGCGGCGACGGGCAGCTCACGCATCGGCGCCGCTTTCGGCTGTTCGGCGAGCCGGCGCGCCGCGAGGGGTCGCTGTACTGGACGGTCGCGCTTGAGGCGGCGAGCGACGAGCTCACGCGCGCGGGCGAGTCGCGCATCACCGAAGAGGACGTCGAGGAAGTCTGATCCATGGCGGTCGTCATCACCCTGGCCGAGGCTGCGCAGCACTTCGACGCGCTGAACAAAGACATGGTGAAAGCGGCCGAGCGCGGGCTGCACAGCGCGGCGCTGCGCGGCGTGCGTGTCATCAAAACGGAGATCATCCCCGCGCGTTCGCCGCAGCCGGTCGACCGCGGCGTCTTTCGCGCCGGTTGGAATGCGCGTCGCGTGGCGGGCGGCAGCGAGATTTACAACGACGAGCCGCACACGCTGTTCGTCGAGGGCGGCGTGCGCCCCGAGAACGTGAAGGCGAGTCGCGCGATGCTCGACGCGCTCGTGCAGTGGATCTTTCGGAAGGGCCTGGTCAAGCAGCGCAAGCACGGCTTCCAGGCGCACGGCGAGATGATGGCGCGGCAGCTCGCGTGGGCCATCATCTCGCGCATGAAAAAGCGCGGGATTCACTACCGCGACGGCATCCCCGGGCAGGGCATCCTCGCCGAGCTCATCGAGAAACGGATCGGCTCCATCATGGACGAAGAGATCACGCGCGAGCTCGGGCGCATCACATGACGACGCTCGCCGACGTCGTCGCTCGTGGGTACGAGCCGTTGCTCGTGACGAGCGCGTTGCCCGATAAAGACGCGCGCACGTACGCGCTCGCGCGCCTGCGGGAGTTCATCTCGCTGCTTACGTTCTCGCGCACGATGGCGCGCAACGAAGCGGCGCGGCACTTCCGGTTGCACCGCACGAGCATTCACCCGTACCAACCGGATTCGCCCACCGACCTCAACCTGCCCGCGGTGGCGTTCATCCCCGGCTCGGGCTCGACGCAGAACACGGATCTCGGGCCACTCGAGGTGGCTGCCGGCAGCGAGGGGAAGCTCGGCCCGGGCACCGCGCTCTTGCGGCTCGGCGAGTACGTGGAGACCTTCACGATCGAGGTCATCGCGGGCAAGCAGGCGACGCGCCGCGCGATCGTGGGCGGGCTGCGCGTCGCGCTGCAGGACCCGCTTCGGCTTTCGTTGCCGGACTACTTCGACGCCACGGCCATCTTCGAGCTTGGCGAGTCGCGGCTCATCGACGAAGCGCAGGCCTCGCTCAACCGGCGCCGCGCGCAGCTCACGGTCACGCTGCGCGTTGCCGAGCTCGCGCCGGTACGGCTCGCGCGCTTCCGGCCTGAGGTGCTCACCGAGGTCGTGCCGGCCGTCGAGGTCGAGGTTGCTGCGGTCGTGGTTCCCGAGCCGACGCCCGAGCCTGGTGAGCGTGTCTTCGACGATACGTTCGACAGCACGTTCGCCTAGCCTGCTATCGTCACCACGTCCCCACCGGGACCCCGCAACAGAGGAGCGCACGACGTGGCAGGCGCAGGCTTCATTCGACGCTACACCGCAGATCCTGGGCAGGCCGAGCTGCTCGCCATCGAGGGCGTGGTCATCCTCGACCGCGAACCGCCGGGCGCCGTCACTGGCGTCGGCACTGGGCTCGTCTCACTCGTCGCCGAGTTCGAAGACGGGCCGTTTCTCACTCCGACCGAAGTGCTCTCATCGACCGACCTCGGCGGGACGTTCGGCGCGTTCGGCTACACGTACGACGGCGTCGTCGGCAATAACCCTTGCGCGCGTGCTCGCCGCGCCGACGGCGCGCTCGCGCCGGAATTCTGGAACGGCAACGGGCACATCTCGCTCGTCAACAAGCGGTTCCGTCGTCTCACCGTGACGCGCGTCGACACGAGCGTCGGCTCCGTGCAGTTCACGCGCCGGCCGAGTCAGCTCGGCAACGATCGGTTCGAGTGGGATCTCGAGCCCGGGCAGACGGTCGTCGTCGACCTTGGCGCGGGCCCGGTGACTGCGACGTTCGACGCTGGCATCGCGCAGAAGACGAGCGGTGCGCAGACGTTCCCGACGACGTTCGTCGGCGGCGAGACGATGACGATCGTCGTCGACGAGAACACGCAGAATCAGGTCGGTCCGATCACCGTGACGTTCCTCGCCGGCGACCAGTCGCAGGCTCAGGTCATCTCGCGAATCAACGCGGCGCTCGGCTACACCGCGGCGGTGTCGCTCACGAGCACGACGATGCGCATCGACGGTCGCGTGCGCGGCACGAGCGGCAACGTGCGCGTGACCGCGCAGAGCGCGCTCGTCGGCACAGCGCTCGCCGTGAACACGACGGTCGCGAATGGCACGGGCGACGTCGCGAACATCGATAAGGTGACCTTCGCCGAGGCGCGCACGGTCATTCAGGCCGACGTGCCGGGCGTGTTCGTCGAGCGTCGCAACGACGGTATGCTGCGGCTGTCGGCAACGCCGGCGTCGACGCTGACCGTGACGACCGCGACGACGGCCGACGCGTTCGGCTTCACCGAGGGCGTGGCCAGCACGACGGCGCTCGGCACCGCCGGGCTCATCCCCGCGGGCACGCGCGTGCGCAACGGCAGCGCGGTCGAGTGGGTCACGATGCAGACGATCGCGGTGACCGCGGCGAACGCAGGGCCGTACACCGTGAAGGTTCGGCCGGCGCTCGATGACGGCACGGTCGCTGGTACGGCGACGGCGACGGTCACGGTGCTGCCGTTTCCGATCGACCTGGACGCGTTCAGCGTCACAAACGCGCTGCCGCTTTCGGCCGCGCTCAGCGAGGCGGCGATCGATGCGGCTTACGTCGCCGCGCTCGAGACGACGCGCAGCGCGAACAGCGTCGCGCGCGAGACGAACATCGTCGTCTCGGCGCGCTCGTCCAACATCGTGCGCTCGCAGCTCAGGTCGAACGCGGTGACCGCTTCGGCCGAGGGTCTGTTTGGACGCATCGCGGTGATTCGTCCGCCGCTCGGTACGACGACGCGAGCTCAGGCGCGCTCGACCACGACGCAGCCGGGCGTCGGCGGTTACCGATCGTCGAGCGTCGTGTACGCGTTCCCCGGCGCGCAAACGTTCATCCCCGAGATTGCGCGGCGTGGCGTGTCCGGCGGCGCCGGCTTCACCGCCGACGGCATCGTCGACGTCGGCTTCGACATCTTCGCCGCGTCGCTGATGTCGCAGATCAACCCGGAAGAAAACCCGGGGCAGCTCACGTCGCTGATGCCTGGCGTGCTCGGCATCGAGCGCGGCAACCCCGACGTGCAGGCGATGACGCAGTCGGACTATCGCGCGTTCAAGGCGGCCGGTATCGCGGCGTTGCGCATCGACGAAGGCGTCGCGATCATTCAGTCGGGCGTTGTCAACGTCGACCCGGTGCTGCTGCCGAACCTGAAAAACATCGCGCGCACGCGGTTCGCGTACTTCCTGCAGGACTCGCTCGCGCAGCGGATGAACGCGTTCGCGAAAAAGCTCGCGACGAAGGCGCGCCGAGCCGAGTGCTTTGGTGAGTGTAAGGCCTTTCTCGAAGGTCTGAAGTCGCCGAACAACGACGCGAACCAGCGCATCGACGATTACTCGTTGGACGCGAAGAGCGGCAACACCCCTGCGTCACTCGCGGCGGGGCTGTTCCGAATCAAGATCAAGGTGCGCATGCTGCCGTCGATGGACGTCATTGTGCTCGACACCGAGGTCGGCGAGAGCGTGAACACCACTATCTCTGAGGCTGCGTGAACCCATGAGCGACGACCTTCGCATTCGAGGCCAAGAGATTTCGATCCGCATTATCCAGGGTGGCGTCGTCGTGAACGACATCACGGCCATTTCGAGCTTCAACGACGAGGACGCGCTCGAGATCAAAGAGGACGGATTCCTCGGCGAGAACGTGAACCGGTTCGATGAGATCGTGAACGGGTTCGGTGGCGACATGGAGTTTCAGGTCAGCAAGGGGAACGCGTTCTTGCTGCGCGAGTCGATCCTAGCGAAGGCGATGCGCCGCACCCCCGACGTCATTTTCAACGTCGTGCGCACGATGTTTTTCGCGAACGGCGACACCGTGATCAAGACGTATCGCGACGTGCACTGGGGTTCGATTCCCACGACGTCGGGTTCGCGCACCGATTACGTCAAGCTCAAGCTCGCGTTCAAGTGCAGCGAAGCGCCCATCGACATCAACGCATTGCCCTAACGCCCGAGCGCGTGGCAGAGAGGGGTGATGGCAAACCCCTCTCATCCCTCTTTTGCCCAGCCACTGCCTGTTTCCGACGACTACGACCCGCCGCCGCATCGACAGCCCGGGCTCGATCGTCCGCCGCTTCACCGAACGCTGCTCCCCGAGCATGAGCTGCGC